CCTCATCCGCTCCGTCGGGCTGCTCGCTCCGTCGGCGGTAGTGGAGAACTCTAGTCTCGACGGGCAATCAGATGTTGAACTCCAACCGGTTTCTGCTCTCGCAAAAATTGATGCGCCAATTCCTCCATCTTGACTACCAAACTGGAAAAACCCCAAAGGCGAATTATCAGTAATAGATGCGGCATTTTGAGCACGCATAAAGTTAATCGCAGGATTTTCAGAGTTCCCGTGAATGTTTATTCCTGCATGAACGCCATTCAAGGCAACAGCACTAGACGTGCCAACTAACAGGCGCCCCGAAGTGTCGAGTCGTGCTTTTTCGCTGCCCTGAATACCAAACAACAAAGGTCTTGCAGTCGAATCACTGGATACGCCTTTGGAATTAGTGAAGTAAAGCCAATCCGTAAAGAAGCCATCCCCATCCACATGTAACTTTGAAACAGGCGAAGTAGTGCCAATCCCTACCGCTCCTGTTCCAGATATACGAACGCGCTCAGTATCATTTAGTCCGTAAAAGCGGAAGGAGTCATCAGTCGAATCAAAACGAATTGAGGCGAGAGTTTGATCAACTTCGTTGCCAAAACGCAAGATCCCTTGATTGGTGGACTTGGCGGTGATTCGAATCTCGCTGTCGCCTGCAGTATTAAAGACGTGTAGATTTGCGTTAACAGTCGAAGTCCCCAGACCTAGGCGGCCACTGGAGTCCAGGCGCATACGCTCAGTAGCGCCACCTGTCTGAAAAGCAATGGCGCCAGATTGGCTGCGCAAAGCAATATCATTTACGCTTGCGGTTCCAATGTTTGACCCAAAACCAAGAAATGCTTTTGCGGACCCATTATTGCTAAGAGTTAGGTACCCGCCACTGCCAGCAGTTGCGTCAATTTCAAGTGGACATGCGCCGCTGCCTTGAATAAAAGTTAAAGCACTTTGCGTCCCAGATCCTGAAGAACCTACTCCAATCTTTCCATCACTTGCAACAAACAACCGCCCAACCCCGTTAGTCGAGATGGCTACTTGGTCTGCGCCGGGGGAGTAAATGCCGGTGTTGGTGTCACCGGTGAAGGTAATCGTCGGTGCGCCAGCAGTACCCAACGGATGCTGCGCAATGCTGTCGAATGTTGCGGTGCTGGTAACGTCCAGCGTGCCGGGCACGTCTACGTTGCTGGTCCACTCAACACCAGTACCAGCAGCATCAGTTTGGATGAGTTGGCGGGCGGCACCGTCCTGCAGTTTGCTGACAGGCAGTTCATCGGCGACAATGCCGACCCAAGTGCTGCCGTTCCAGACTTTCATCTGAGCAGGGGACACACTCGTGTCCAGCCACTGCTCACCTGTGTAGTTTCCGGTGCTGCCGCCGGAAGCCGGCACACTGTTCGGCGCTGTGGTGCCTACGTGGACAGGGCCTACTTTGACGATGCCTGTACCAGCAGAATCCTTGAAGAAAAGGCCGGGGCTTGCGGTATTCGTGTTGATCGCAATGCGCCCGTCAGCCAAGCTGGTGGTGGGGCGCTTATTTGCGGTGCTGCTACGGAGATGCTGCCAAGTAGCCATGCCTTAACTCCCCTCTGGGACGGCGTTACTCAGGCAGTCTACTAATACTCACCCTCGTCGATCACAATGTCGTATTCGTCGAAGATTTCGGGCAGCGTTTTGTACTGCACGTAATAGTCAGCATTGCTGACCTTGACCAGCATTTCGCCTTCAATGCCGCCGCGAGGGAGGTACTCGCCGTTGTAATTGAAGCTCGACATCAGTAGGTGCCTTCATCGACCACTCCGACTTCCATCAACCCAGTGCTGTTATTGACCGTGATTTCGGTACTCTCAAGTACTACACCAACGGTTGAGGTGGTTGCGATTTGAACGCGGCCCCACAGTGTGGTCAACGCAGCTTCGGCGTCTGCCACGCCGGTCATGGCTGGCGTTAGAGCGGCACCGTTAAATGTGACGTCGCCAGCGTCAATCACGCTGATGCCTGCGCCAACGATATTGACGTGAGTCCACGTCGTGCCAGAGCCGGGGCTCAAAATCCAGTCACCGACGTCCAGCGAAACTGCAGGAGCCGGCGCGGTACCAGTGCCTGTTGTTGTGACCAGCAAGTAGAGACCAGAACTTGCGGCGGTTGGAGCAACTAGTGCAGAGCCAACAGTCAGACCTGCCGATGCGCCATAGGTATTAAGGCTGGCGATCGTGTTAGTGCTGGCGTTGTACGTACCACCGAAGCGGAGGTTGGCTTGGGCGCCAAACTCGTTGTTGAGGGGGAGGTAGTAACCCTGAGCTGGAGAGACTTGGCCGACCCAGACGTAAGCTGTACGGTCGGTGGGGTTGATCCAGAGCTGGCCCGCAAATTCGGGGATCGGTTGTGTGCTGCTGACTTGCGCGATGCCATAATCGGCAAGTTGTTCTGCCGTGACGCTATTGGCGGCAAGCCGCGCTGCTGCAAACGTACCAGTCGTAATTTTGCTGGCGTCTAGTTCGGGAATATCTGTTGCGGACAGTGCCAGTGCAGCAACAATGTGGCCTTGGCTGTCGTAGGTGACCTTGGCAGCGCTTGCAGGGGTGATTGAGTTGACGTGGTCAAGTGTTCCAGCGCCGTCGACACCCAGACCGGAACCAGGCTTAACTACACCGATGCTGCTGGACGTGGCGACTGGAACGTCGGCCGCGATGATTTGCCGGCCGCCGGTGACCAGACCCTTGGCGTTGTACTGGACGACGTGGTAGTTGCTTGTTTCGGCGGTGACAGTGTTGTTGATGACGACGGTGTCGCCACTCATCGTCAGGCCATTGCCGTTGACGACAACAGCACCTTTGGCGCCAGTGGTTGCTGTTGGAAGATCGCCCGCAGCAATCGTGCGGTAGGTGGCTGCGCCAGCGGCAGAAGTTGGGCCGGCGAGAAATTGCGCTGCTGCGCCAGTAGCGTCTAGTGAAGTCGTGATCGTGACCTGATCACCGGATGTGGTGACGGTCAGGTTGACGATGCCGGCTGTGTCACCGACAACGGTGTTGATGCTGCCAGCGGCTTTGATGCTGACCCAAGTGCTGCCGTTCCAGCAGTAGATCTTGCTGTCGTCGGTGTCGAGCGCGATCTGACCGACGAAGGCGCCAGAGGCGGGGAGCGTTGTGACAAGATCGACGGTGGATTCGTCGGCCAGTTTGGCGGCAGTTACAGCGTCGTTGGCGAGTTCGCCCGTGTTGACGCTGGCGTCCTGGAGTGCATCGCCGCTGATGGTGTTAGCGCCAAACAGGATCTTGGCGCTCGGGATTGTCGCGTCGGCAATCAGCGTGACGGCGTTACCAACAAGGTCAGTAACCGTGATTTTTTTGGTCTCGCTGGCGCTGATGTCCGCAATCGCCAGAAGGTCGCCTGCGGCCAAGTTGCCGCCAGCAAGAGCCGCCAGTTCCGTAATCCTGAGATCGGCCATGCCCGCAGCTTCCTGGCAGTGCTTACAGTTAAACCCAGTCTAGGGCTTACTCCAGTTCTTCCAATAGCAGGTAAGACGTTGGATCCTGTTCCAGCTCGATCTTGCCGTCGGATTCTTGCAGCAGGTAGCGTTTTTGCTGCGTGCGGGCCTTTAAGCGAATTGGTCCAGTAGCTACAAAATCAATCGTCCCAACGATCACGCTGTCCGGCGTAAAATTTACTGCTGCACTTGTGACCAGTGCATCAAATTCCCACCACAATGCGTCGTTAATTTGTGTTGCGGAAAAAGATCCTGTTTGGGCTGTAGTGTTTTCAGCTTTTACATAAAATTTGCCGTGAAAAGATGAACCAACTTCTGTGCGCACAACCAACTGCATCAGGTAATGCACAGGCTCTGTTCCAGCGATGTTGGTGTAGTCCCAGTGTGCGGTTAGTCTGCCGCTTCCTGTGATCAGGCTGCTGTATTGCTGGCGGTGTTGATCGCTGAGTGTTGTGATGTCGACTGTTTCGCGGTTTGTGTTGAGTTCGTACTCAACAACATCAGCGAGGATCCGGGAGTCACGATCTCGAACAGTTACGCGGATCGGGATGTTTCGCGTAAGCGTTGTAAGGCTTATTCGGCCTGCTGTACTGCCTTCTAAGCTGTCGTCGAAGTTGTTGTACAGTTTAATTCCACCGAGTTCGTCTATAGCTACGTACCAGTTACCGCTGGTTTGGACGCTGCCGACTGTCCAGCCCGCTGCAGATACAAAGTCTAAGTTTGTGCCGTCAGTTGTGGCTATTTCAATTAGATCGCCACTAACTAGGTAGCCTTCGTCAAAATCGAAACTAAAGCGATCTCGCTCAGTGTTTACGTCCGAAGGATTGACGACGGATTCTAGTGACCCTTCTAGAGACTTACGGGTAAGCTCGATTTGGCCAATCTGACCTAGGTAGATGCCCATTAGATAGTTACCGCCGTTAGTGCTCCAGTGCCTTGGAAGCTGATCTGGGCAGAGCTGACTTCACCCACGCTGGCGCCAAACGAGACGCTGGTGATGTAAGCAGTGAGCTGCACGTCGCTGTTTGTGTTGCCGTCCACCAAGCGCAGACGCATTGTGACGGTATCGCTGCTGGATACACCAGCAACACGCAGCACTTTCTTCAACGCAGTGGCAGCGTCGTTGCGACCTGCATCATCTTTGTAGTACAGCAGTGTGGCGCTGCCGTTAAATTCCTGCACGCCGGGTACGTAGCTGCGCTGCGATTCGCCAAGCGTGGTGGTTTCCAGCGTTTCAAGCGAGCCAGTTAGCGTCCAGTTGCTGACTTTGATTTGCTCCACGCCATCAATCAGCAGGCGGCCGTCGCGTCCGGTATAAACCTTGGCCATTAGATCACCGCCACCAGATTCACTGTAACGCTGCTACGGCCGGGTCTCACTGAGCGGATTTGCGGCTCGCTTTCGTAACGCCACTTTGTGCCGGGTGGCGCATCCAAAGTTGCCGCGCTGCCGTTCCAGCCGTTTTGTGTAGCGGAAGGAAGCGTGAAAGTGCGCAGTGTGCCAATGTTTGAGTTGAAGTCGTCGATGAAGAGCTGGGCGTTTGCGTCGGTCACGTTTTCATAGCTAAGGCCCAGCTTGGCGTTGGTTCGCTGAGACCCATACAAAATTCGGATCTCGGCGCCGGATTGCGAGTTGTAGTTTTTGATGGGCCACGCACCAGGGCTGAACTCGCGGCTGGTTGGCGTCAGTGTCGGAAAAGCCATTACTCCAGTACGCGAAAATTCGCCTCAGTGAGCACGTCCTTAGCCACAATGCTAACGCCCGTGGAATCGACGGGCACTTCTACGGCGCTGATATTTACCAAGCCATCCTCGTCCAGCGTTAGTTGCTCCACTTGATAAACGGATGCGCTGGTCTGAAGGCTGAGCAACGTAAACAGACAGCCGCGCAAAGCGGAATCTGTGACGGCGTTGTTTTGGATCGTAATGCGTTGCTCGGTTACAGCACTCGTGGTGGGGTTGTAGATGAGGGCGTCGTAGCTGCCGTTGGCGATAGAGGTGACGCTGACGAGGGTGCCAGCGTCAGTGATGCCGCCGTTGTTGGTGGCGCTATAGGTGGTGGCTTCGGTGATAATGCGGATGTAGGAACCGGGTTGGATGCCGAGGGCGTCGGGTACGGTCTTGAAGCTGACGGTGTGAGTGACGCGGCGGCGGATACTCAGCAGGAATCGTGCGGTCCTTAGCGCTTGGGCGCGATTGGTGCAGAAGTCAGTTAGATCAAAGGTTTGCTGGGTCGTGGAGCGGCTGCCTTCGGGGATGTCGGCCCAGTCCACCAATGCGGAGGCTTGTGTCGGCAGATCGTTTTCGACGGTGACGCGCCAGGTAACCAAGGCGCGGAAGTTGGCGCGTTGGGCGGCGTCGATGTACTGGACCTGCAAGCTGTCTTGGATGATGTTGCCCGAGGTGAAAATCTGCTCGATTGCGATGGGCGTGGTGCTGATCTGGTAGCTGCTGTCGTAGGGCAGCGCCGGCATCATGCCGAATCGGCCGTTTTTGATCGTGAAGTTACAGAGCTGCAGCGCTGCGTTGTCGTAGAGGAACGAGCGCAGGCTGTCGCTGTCTTCCACCACGCCGTCAAAGAAGATCTTGTTGGCGCGTAAGTACTGGGCGGTTGTGGTGAGTGATTCGACGTCGATCAGCTCTGTGGGGACAACATTGCCGACACCTTGGCTCTTGCTGGTCAGCAGGTAATAGACAAGGTCGGCAAAAAGGTTGCTGGGGTTGTTGTCCTGTTCAATCAAGCGGTACACGCTGATGCCGGTTGGGACCCAAGCGCGGATTTGACCGATGCCGCCAAGTTGACCGCTGGACTTGACGGTGAATCCCAGCGTGGACATGCCGTAGTACTCGGCAAGTGTTTCGTTGGAAATGCACTCGTTGACGTAAACGATCTGATGCTCGGGTCCGCTTTCATTGGATTTGGTCAACTCCAGATAATGGCTGCAGTCTGAGACCTGTGAGTTTTCCTCAAAGACGCGCTCAGCGCTGCTGACTGTAGAGCTGTTGACTGTCGATACGGCTTGGACAGCAGTAACAGCAAAGGCAACGTTGACTGCCGAGTAGCCGCCTACGCGCGAAAAGTCGTTGTTGACCGGAATGACGACAGTAAATCTGTGAGATGTGTTCCACGTACCGTTTGCAGAAATGACGTTGTAAGAGACGTTTGTCCACTGGTAAGGATTTCCACGATTTGCGTTGAGATAGACCTGACCAATGGTGACGCCAAGTGTGCCAGCTACAGATGTGGCGTTTACGTTAAAAACAATTTGCCCTACGCCGGGCTTATCAAATGTGATGGTGGCGCTGCGGACGCGACCGGGATAGTCGCGTGCATATCCCAGTCTTTCGGTAAGCCACGCATTGACTACTTGCTGGATACTGCCGTTGTTCGAACTTTGGTCGTATTGGGATAGCGCTGTTGGGAGCGTGGTTTGAGTGGTGGTTACGCTGCTTGCTTCTTGCGGGTCTGTTACAAGTTCGTCGTTTAAGCGAATGTCAGCGATGGATACAACATCACCGTTTGTTGTTACGCGAAAAGCACCGTAATCTGTTGCATAGTCTTGACCAAATTCAGCTCCGGTGTTTGCATTGAGACGGACAACTTGATTCGTGTCAATACTGTTGATTGCAATGTCTGATCCAGTGCGTGGAATAAAACGGTACTCGTAGTAGCCGACTTGGCGAGGACGAATACGGATGTAGTTGTACTGATCGACCGGGGCATTACCAGTAACGCAGAAAACTTGCGGCATCCTGCGCCAAGGCTGCTGGGCTTGGCCATAAACCTGAACTGGGCGTACCCAAATAGAGAAACACGATGTGCGCTCGAAGTACTTATCCATTCGAGGCGTTGTAAGCGTAATGTCCTGCTTATCGAGCTGATGCAGCTTGAAAGGAGTAGGAATTGCGTTGAAGTTGCACAGGCCGTTGGCGCGATTCCAGACTTGGCTGCGGAGTCCAATTTCGATCACTTGGGCATCACGTCGCACGGGACGGATGCTTGCCATGTGGAGACGGCAGATGTTGAAAAACGCTGCGCCGCAGTGTTTGTTGGGGTTGAAGATGCTGCCTTCGTATCCGCCGAGGGGTTCGCGGACGGTGCGTGTGCCAGGGATGCCTACGGTGGCAACACCTGTAATTGCAGTGCAGCGAAATGTGATTTGCTGTGTAACACCTTTTTTCCATGTATCAGGACTTCTGCTTTCTACGACCCAAACAGAAGAGCCAATGATCCACTTGGATCCAATCGCTAGCAAATCAGATGCACGGGCTCGCCACGAATCAGCAGATGCTTTTAGATCTTTGACGTTTACTTCTGTGTCTTTGAAGTCTGATTGATTGAACTCTTTCCAGTTAGTGCCGTTAATTTCAAATACCAGCGTGTCATTTTCTGACACTGCCACGATTGTGCGGTTGTCGTAGGTTGTGCCGTTGTGAGCAACGAAACCCATGCGGCGGGAGTAGGCACGTCCAACGCCAGGCATCCCGACCTGCGGAATATCCTCCTTGGGTTGATCTGCGTAGCGATGCAGAACATCAGCATCGGAACCAGCGATCTTGCGGCGGCGGGCTTGAGTTTCTACGCGAGCATCTTTATTGTCCGGGCCTTCGGTTGCTGCATAGGGCGCCGAGATGATTTCCCAGTTGAAGCGGAATGCCGTGCCGTTGTGGATTGGCTCGGCTGTTCCAAACGACGTATCCGCTTGAGGGGTGTAAGCCATGGAAAATCCCTGGCTGAACTGTCCGTCCTCGGTTGGAGCGGTAAAAATCTGGCGGCCAACAGTGCCGCTGGCGCCACCATCATCTGTACCAGCAATGCGCCGGCTGGGCGTAGGGCGATTTTCACCAAGCTGGGAGGACCAGTAAACAGCAAAATCACGGTTGCCGAGGCTGTTTAGCGCTGTGGTGCCAACGCGGATGCCGCCAAGCTGGGGGGCCTCACTGCCGTACTCGCCAGCAACGTAGATGCCTTCAAATGCCTGATAGCTGCCGTAGCTGTAGATGCGGCTCCACACCAGTGCAGGCGCAAGAATCAGACCGCCGGTTAAAGCGCCGTCAGCGCCAGTGCCTCGCTTGCCAAACGGGATAGGAATTGGCTGACCGTATTCAGCAAGGGCGCTGATGTTATCGAAACTGGTGGTTTGATTGAAGCGGGTAGGTCCGATTTGATCGGCTAGTTTTTTGCCTTTGATCTTGGCCGGCGTTTCAAGAGCTGGAGCTTTTGGTGCCAGAAGAATGCTTATAGCAGTAAGCGCCAAGCCGATTGCAACATTAACTGCAATAGTTGTTGCAACAGATTTTGCGGATACCGCTACAGCAGCAACTACTGGCACCATTGCCGCGTAAATTTCGGGGATATTTTCATACTCAGCCGGACGCACATAAGCCGCATCGCGTGCGTAACGGACAAATTCTTTGTATTCCTGTTCGGTGCAACCAAGCGCTTCAATCAGCGCAATCTCATACGGTAAGAGCGGCGGATCGTAAAGCTTGCCACCGGTTTCCAGTCCACTGCGGAAATCAAGTGGTTTATGAATAGGATGCCACTCTGCCATTGGACTCCGAATTCAGGTGGCTTGGCGCCAAACAGAATGATGTCACCATCGTAGATGGGAGCATCCAGAGTGTCGCAGTAAACCGACAGCTCCCGCAAGATGCCGCGTGGGCTGAGCCGATACCAATCGTCAGCGACGTCTGGCGGGTTTTTACCTAGGGCTTTTAGCGCGTCGATGACGAGATGGATGCAGTCGTCACCGCCGTATTCATAGCGTCGGCCAATCAGGTGCTCACACACTGATTTGAGCTGTAAACGGGATGCTGCCGACCTGCCAGCGATGAAGGCGGCGCCCCGGGATGTTGGTTTGAACCGCGTCAAGCACTGAGTTTAAGCTGACTTGGATGTTGACCTCATCCCAGCCGCCGCTAGAGCAGGTGCCCCAGTAGGTGTAAAGGGTGCGCTGGACTGCTCCAGTGGAGGGTTCCCAGAGCACCGTGGTGACCTTGGCAACCCATAGGTTATCGAGGGCCTCGACAATCCACGCGCGGGTCATTTCAATGTTTGCAAATTGAATTGTGGCATCCAAGTTGTCGCCTTGGAGTGTGGCTACCGCTCCACCGAAGCTGAACGGCAGAAACAAGTACCCGTCTACGTTCTGGTTGATCGCGTAGTTCTGGAAGCGGTATTGGGCTGCTTGGCCGCTGGGGCCGATGTCGAGCAGGTGGCCGTAGGCGTACTCCATCAGACTCCAACAGAACGGCGGGTGGCAACGCTGTTTTTCAGGCTGCGCATGGCGCGGCGTTCGCCTTGGATGGCGCCTTGTTGGGCAGCTTGTGCCATGCCGGCTCTGAACTGGTCAGCTGTAACGTAGTCCACATTGTTGATGCGTTCCACGCTGTAGCGGACGTCGATGGGCGCCATCGGGGCTGTTGCTGTGCCGCCGCTTTTGCTGCTGGAGCCGCTGCCGGCAATGACGGATTCGCCACGGGCGCCACGTGAATAGCGGGACATGGCGGCCGACATTTTCGACTGCGGGATGACGTATTCCGGTTCGCCGCCTTCGCCGATCAGAGCGCGAGTGGGGCCAGTAACAAAGCCGCCTTCGGCAAATGCGTACTGCTGCCATCCTCCCGGTAAAACATTACCTCCACTACCCGCTGGGTTTCCTCCGGTAATACCACCCCCAAAAGCACGTAACACAGTCATAAACAGTTGCTGTGCCAGCATTTGCGTAGCCATATCAATGAAGGCTTTGCCGATGCTTTCAAACATGCGACTAAAAGCTTCGGCAACCGTAGTAGTGCCAGTAATTATCCCTGTAATTGAATCGCTAAAGGCTTGTGATACTTCGTTTACGATAAACCCATACTTTTCATAAATTTGCTGTTGTCTTAAAAGTTGCTGCTCTAGTTGATCACGAAGTTGTAGTTCCGTTTCTAACTGGGCTAACTGGTCTTGCTGTACAGCAAGTTCGGCTTGTTTTTGGCTTAATTGGTCGGCAGTAAGTAAACCAGGTGTTTCTTGTGCACGTTGGACGGTTAATTGTGCCGCTTTTATTTCTTCTTGTAAAGGAATAAGCTCGTCTAAACGTCGCATGTATTGGTCTAACATTTGCATATCTCGTTGTAGTTGTTCGCCCCCAAAGGGGAACTCAAGTTGGGTTTGTAATCTATCAATTTCAGTTTGACCTGCTACACGGCGCTGGGCATTTTGACTCAATAGTTGTTGTGCTGCTAACGCTTGCTCCAGCTTGGCGCGTTCGCGCTGTACGTTTAGGTTCTCTTTCAAGTACTGATACTCTAACTTTAAGTTATTTAGTCTATTATCAAACGTAGCATCAATCGTTTTTTGGTTAGTAGCATAATCTTCTGAGGCTTGCGCAGAAGCGTATTCGTTACGAATAATACCTTCTTGAATTCCTTGACGCCTTTCCAACAGAATTAAACTTTGCTCGTACCCAGCAATAGGTCCTTTATACAGGTCTACACCTTTTTCTAGGATTGCGTATTCATCGAGGACTGTTTGCGCCAGCTGATTTTGCAACTGAAGCATAAGCTGGTAAGCTCTGATTCTGTCCTGATTAGTTTGTTCTGCAGCTCGCGCAGCCTGTTGATCAATGTTACGTACTTCAGCTGCGTACTTTAAGTTGGCCTGTTGTATCATTAACTGATTTTTTGTAGCGTCATATGCCTTACCTATCCAGTAATTTTGGATTTCGAGTAGTTTGTTTTTGTATTCTTGCTGAGCTACTTGTTTGGCTACGGCCACGTAACTTTGGCCGTCCTTCTCTAAGGACATTCCGGCCAGAGTTAGCTTTTGGCCTTCTAGTTGTACTTGGGCTGCTAGCTCCCTTGTTTGTGCTTGTGCTTGAAGTTCTGGAGTTTTGTCTATGGATGTACCAGGACGCTCCATGGTTGCCCGTCCTGCATAGCTTTGGTAGAGCTGGGATACTTGCTGACGCTTTTGCGCCTCGTTGAATAGATTTGCACCTTGGAGGATGCGTTGCTCTTCGCGTTGCAAGGCAGCTTGATCTTGGGCAGATAGCCCTTGCAAAATGTCAGTTTGATTAACTGCTTCTCGTGTTGCGCGGTTTCCAATAGCAATAACGTTTGCAAGCCAGCTCAGTATTCCTGCAAGAGGTCCAGCGATGGCTGCTTGCGCTTGCAGCGAAAATTCTGCAAATGCTTTGTTTAGTTTGTCGCTGGCTGCTCCAGCGTTTTGGAGATCGCGCAGACCCTCTACGCCGATCTTTTTGATTAACTCATCTTGTATTGCAGTAGCGGCTTCTGTTACGCGGCCGGCTTGGATTAGACGTTCGATGTACTGTTTTTGGCTTCGGCTAGCAATTAGGCCGGCGTCTGCAAGTTTTTGGAAGTTTGTGATCGGATCGCGCATTGCGCTTCCGGCTTCTGTCACAGAGGCGACGAATTGATCCACCAATGCGCCAACGGCACTAGTGGCCACAGACAGCATGGGATTGCCTGGGATAAGACCTCCTAGTGCGCCGCCGGCTACAGTTCCAACGCCGCCGCCAAATAGCATTGGGAAGGCGCCACCAATGATGACGTTTTCGGTCATCTCGCGGCGACGTGCCTGGGCAGCTCTACCTTGCTCTACGCGCCGTTGTCTATCAGCACGCAGTGAAGCTGGGTCTAGCGTTCCAGATGCGACGCGCTGTTGTGCACGGTATTGCTCCATAAGGAGTTTATTCTGATCACGCAGTATCTGGATGCTGCGTTCATCGACAGACTGTTGCTGACGCTTAGCAGCCGTTATTTGTTGTTCAGTTTTTAAGGTTTGAGCTTGTAAGCCGATAACAGTTCGTTCGGATCTAGCCAGAGCATCGGAGGCGGCAGCTCGAATTCGAGCTTGCTCGTTAAGCATCGAACGGTATTGGTCGGAGGCCGTTTCTGTACGGCCGCCAGGGAACAACTCGCCACGGGCTGGTACTTGTGCCAGTGAGTATTGGCCACCGGCCATTGCACGTTCACGCGCCATGAGTTCGGCGCTGCGTTCGCGGGCTATCTCAGCGCTGCGACGGTTCTCTTGGAACTCCTGAACTCTTGTGCGTAATTGGGATTGTGTGCCAAACACACCGGCTTTGCTGGAGCGCGCAATGCGCTCCAGGTTTGATGCCCATAGCTTTGTCTGTGCTGCTACTTGTGCGGCAAGACGTTCGTATTCGGCCAGCTCTGCGTTTATCTGGGTTTGTAATTTTAAGTCTTTCTGTTGTTGAATTTCACGTGATTTAAGGAGGGCTACACGTCTATTAAGTTCAGCATCGCGTACATCTTGCGGTTGTAGACCTTGTGCTTGGCGGATTAAGTCATTTATGGCTTTCTGTTCTGTGCGTTGTTCTTTTTGTACGGCTACGAGTTGCTCTGCTGCTACTACGGCTTCTGCAGTTGAGGAGTGAAATTCGCCGCTTTGTTGTACGGCGTCTCTGAGTTGATTGTTTAGTTGATTGAGTGTGCTGCCTGAAATGAGATCCTTAAATGTTGAAGCAGTGGCATTTAATTCCGTGTTTAGTTGCCCAATGTTGTCGATTACTTGTGCAATTTTTTGTGTAGTTTGTGCACCTACAGCTTTGTCTACGGCAGTAGCAAGTCCTGTAGCCGCGCTTGACGCTTTGAGTATTTGTGGTGCAAATGCCATTGCGGCAACTGCCGCAATTCCAAATGCGTTGGGTACTTGCCCAATGTGATTGAGAATGTCTGTAATTACAGCTGGTACACCGCCGAGAGCGCTGTTTACAGTTGCTCCAGCGCTGGCTGCTGCGGCACCAAGGATGCCGAATTTGGCGCCGAGGCCGCCTAAAGCTGTTGTGGCTTTGCCTGCTGCAAGGGTCAGTGCGCCTAGCGCTCCACGCTGACCAATACCTTGGACTGCGGTTCCAATGTCACGTACACTTTTTTGGAAATTGCGTGCATCTAACTTAAAAGCGGCTTCCCCTAGTTGGGTTATGCGCTTTTGAAGTTTGGATAGCTCAGATTCAGCCTGTTTGGTGTCGGCACTTACTCTGATTTTGGCGTTGTAATCGGCCACCGCACCATTGCCTTAGCGTAAAAACAGTCTACGCAACAAAAAAGCCGCCGGGTTAGCGGCGGCGTTTGGCCTTGTCCATCTCCTTTTGCTGGTCTTCGTTCAGGATTTGGAAGTAGGCGCTCCAGCCGAGTAATTCCTCGGCGGTCATTGAGGTCCGAACTTCGGTGAGGGTTAGGCCCAGTTCCTTGGCGACGCCGAATTGGAGCATGAGCCAGTTGTCCTTGCGGAGTTCGGCGCTCAGGATTTTGGGTCGATGGGCTCGGCGTCGTCGGTCAGGATTGCCAGCATCAGAGCTTGAAGGTCTTTGTCCTTGACTTCGTTTTTCAGGACGTCCACTTCGCCGACGCTGAAGAGCTTGGCGCCGGATTCGTCGAGGGCCTTGGCGATCAGCAGTTGGAGTGCGAAGGCGTTGGCGTCGTCAGACTTGGCTTGTTTCTGGGCGCGTTCGCGCTCAGCCATCGTCAGCGGTGCCACCCACATTTCAAATGTGTTGCCGTCGGACAGGTCTACTACTTTTTTGACTGGCTCCAGGTTGGCGGCCTTACGGAGACGGTCGATTGCGCGTACAGGAACGGGCATACCAGTGCTTGGGGTATGGGATTAGTGTAGCGGAGTAGAAATGAAAAACCCCGGCTGGGAGGCCGGGGGTTGCTGAACTGGCTGCGACAGCAGACTATCAGGCTGCAGTGCTGAAGTCGAAGGTCGGGGTGCCAGCGGGGCGGAAGTTGACGGTCACCGATTGGGCGTCGTCGGGGTTGATGTTCAGGCTGGCCGAGGTCAGCACTGCATCGAACGAGATCGAGCGGCTCAGGCTTTCGCTCAGGGTGCCGCCGCTGAATACGCGGTCGGTGTAGAGCTTGAAGGCGGCGCCAGTCTGTTGGCGCTGGAGCACGTCCTCGATCATGCGATTGGACAGAGCGGCGTCCTCATTGGTCATGTAGACCGTTGCGGTGCCGGTGCCATCGCCGAAGCCGCTGATGTAGCTGCGGAAGGGCACGTACTGGCCGGGGGTTTGGCCGATGGTGGTGACGTCGATTTCAGCGCGGCTGATCTCGAAGCTCCAGTCGCGGACTTGGCCGACAACGGCGAAGTCGGCGTAGTACACCTCGAATTCGTTGGGGGCAACGGCAGTGCCGTCGTCGGTGATGGCGAGGATGGTACCGCCAGCAGCGGTCGACACGGTGAGTGCACCAGTCGCAGCGGTGTAGCTCAGGACGTAGTAAGTGGTAGCGTCCGAAATGGGTGCGGGCAGAGTGCCAGTACCGGTGCCGCCGGTTTGGCTGTTCACCACGCGGAATTTCACCGGGTCGCCTGCCTTGAAGTTCAGGTAGGGGGCAACGGTGATTACATCGGTGGTGGCGTTGACGCCGGATTCACCGAAGGTGCCGGTGGTGCCGGCGGGCTTGTAGTAGAGAGCGCCGGACGTGCCGGACAGAACGGTGGTGGCCATAGGGCGTACCAAGTGGACGTTGTTGGGCGGGCACTGCCCGGCTTAATACAGGTTAGCGCCTGTTGTTAAGCATCACCTAGGACAAAACAGTTGCAACGTAGGAGGTGTCAATCCGACCCATGAAGTGGGGCGCATCTTCTGTTGCTGAAAACGTAGGGCCGTTGATTTCGCCTACGCGGAAAAATACGCCGTTGGTTGTTTTTGCGGAGTTATTGAGTGTCTCCAGTGCATTAACTGCTGTGGTGATCAGGGTTTGGTTGCGGGCTGGGCCTTTGCCTTTTTCCGTGAAAATACGGATAACAATCGCGCCACGGGCGTTGTCAACGCTGCTGGTAAGCGTGGGTTCGTTGGTAATACCGAAAGTAACATTGACGCGGACGTATTCGGTCGTGGTGTTAGGTGGGACGGCCGTGATGTTGTCGAAGTAGACAGGTACTGCGGGTACCAGTGCGCCAAACGCGGAAAGAAGCGGATTTTCGACCGCTGCGCGGATTGCTTGATAGTTCATCGGCCAAATCCTGTGCCTGGGGTATTTCCACCGCGTGGACCTTGGCGGAAACCGATGCGAACACCGTTGCCGAGATCACGTTGCATTGCGCCACCACTTGTGTACGTAACGTACCAGTCAAGAGGGGCCGTACTGACCGCAAAACCTTGACCGCTTGTAACTTGACCGCGCCTAGGACCTGTGCGTCTACCTACAGCGACTGGTGTTTTTAGGGGCTCAAGGATGTTGCCGGCATCGTCGTACTGGGTTTGGAAGCGTCCTTCTTTTAGATCTAGGGCTTCAGGCGCGTAGTCGACGCCATTCACTATTTCGTAGTAAGTGCCGGAGCGGAATTTTGTTCTAGGTACATTTCGTAGGTCGTATTTGTAGATGCTATTACCAGCAGAGCGGGGGCCGCCGGGAGACTGCCCTGGTTCGACTGCGTACCAAGCGGAGGAGAATTGACCGGAATATGCGGGACCTTGTTCTGCCAAGCTATTCATTATCTCTACTGCAGCTGTACGGGCTGAGTTGGTTACAAGTTCCTTCATGTCGTTGATTAAATTTTTGAAGTCCTTGGCCATTATTGGGGCCTCACGATTAAGGAGTGGTAGACGGGGTTGTCGCCGCGATAGGTGGTTATGGCGATAATTTTGGCTTCGCGGGTTGCTCCAGCCTGTTGGTACTGGATGCGGTCGGCTTCAGTGGGGTAGTAGGTGCCGAGTTCGCTGGAGCCAATGATGACTTTCAGGTCGGTTGTTTGGTACAGACCTTCAGACTCACGAGGGCTGACCCGGGTAATTACGGCTTTGACTGTGACGGTGGTGTCGGAGCCGGTGACTGCTCCAGTCGTTGGGTTGTAGGTGCGTGGGGTGGCGGTTTTGATGTACGTGATGTTTTGGCCCCAGTCGGCGAGGAGTGAGGTCGGGATGGGGGCGAAGGTGGTGTCGATTAGGCCCATGTCAACCTCGACGCAGACGGACGGCGTAGTTAGTGGCGCCGCCCATGCAATAGGCGCCGAGGTAGGTCTGGAGCCAGGGGTATAGATCGAAGACGTTGTTCACCATGCCTGGTGTCATGGAACTGGCTTTGTACTTGACCTTCAGTTCGCCGAGTTCCACTTGGTCGTAAAGGCCAGTGGTGCCAGTGCTGCCGGTTATGGCGTCGGTGTCGTTGGCGAGGGCGCGTGCCAGTTCGTAGGTGGCGACTTTGATTTCGGTTGGGATGACAGTGCAAACCAGTTCGATGCCGTCAACCTCGAAGTCTTCGCGGGGCCACTTCAGGGCTTGCGTGGTGGTGCAGCGGTCGCCGTAGAAGCTGAGGGCGTCGATCCAGCGGGTGGCGCTGATTAGGGCGCGGTTCTTTTGGTCGTCGGTTTTGCTGGTCCAGGTCGCGGAGTCCGGGACGGTTTCGAAATAGGTGTTGGCGGCGGCCAACGTCACGTAGCTGTTGGCTGACGCGCCGGCAACAGTGGCATCAATGACGGCAGCCACAATCAATACATCCTTTGTTTGAGTCTAGCGCCAGTGCGTGATTTCCTTTGTTTGGCGGTTTCGCGCAAAATCATTGAGTGGTAAACCTTGGCGCCGAACATTTCCAGCTCGGCTTGGGCTTCTAGGTGTTGGCCGTATTGGACGTCAACAAAGCTGCGACAGTTATCCTGTAGTACGAAGAGACGCACTGTACTCATGCCTGCTCGCAAAGCTGCTGACAGCCTAGAAGTAAAGGAGGAATCCGCACCATCTGCGTTGCCTGGTGACACCGTGCGCTCACTGGAGCCCGTTGCTGAGGCAATCCGCAAAATGTTTGCTGCGGGTAAAGATGCAGAGACGATCCAGCAGGAGTTGGCTGTTAGTCCGCATGTGTTTCGTGAGTTGCTTAGTCATTCGTACAAGATGGTGGGCCGCGCTCCAGAGATTTTTGAGTATCAGGAGCGGATTCGGATTGGTGAGATTGAGGGTTGAGTAGATAAAAGAAAAGGCCCCCGGTAGTGGGGGCCTTTGTTTTGGCTTGGCCTAAAAATCAGGCGTAAGCCGTGGTATCGAACGGGGTGTTGACCAGCAGGCGGCAGAGAGGCACTTGCTTGGTGGTGCTGTACACCAGGCTCCAGGAGGCGGTGTCGCCCAAGTTGCCGGTGGTGGCAGCGTTGGTCGGGTTGTCGCCAGCCACGTTCCACTTGGTGCCGGTCACGTGGTAACCGTAGTGGTAATCCACGGCCAGGATGTCCTGCATCGACAGGATGTTGCGGTCTGCGCCAAGGCGGAGATCTTGTTGGATGCCCTCGGAAACGACGCCGCTCTGGAAGAGGTACACGGGGTACTTCTTGGCGTGGGTCGAGGTGCCGCCGGTCAGTGCGACCAGTTGGTCGTCGATCACCACGCGGAGACCAGCGAAGGTCGCCACTTCGGTTTGGGTCACGCCCACACCGCCGCCGCCCCACACGACGGAGCCGCCGGCAGACAGTGCGGAAGTGCTGAAGGTCAGCATCCCCACCTGTTGCAGGTAGTAGGCCACGTTGGAGTGCATGGCGATGGAGTCGAGGTTGTCGCCTCGCTCACCCAGCAGGGCCTTGGCGGCCACCACGTTGGCAACGTTCAGGAAGTTGGCCTCGGTCATTGAACCGGGGACACCAGCAAACGTCTTGTTGGTCTGGTTGGGGCCGAGTACACCGGCGCCGCTGATGCCGCCGAACAGACCGGTCAGTTGGGCCACCAGGGTGGCGGTCTTCAGCTTGTTGATGGCAGCGGTCAGCTGGTTGCGGACGTGGCTGAGGGGGTCAGCGCCAGAGCCGAGCTTGCTGAGGTCGTCTGCGGCGTAGGCGAAGCCACGGTGCAGAATCGTCATGATCTGCTCGTCGGCAGTGACGTTCTGGGCGGTCAGATAACCCAGGCCACCGTTCCAGCTGGAGGTGGAGAGGATCTGGGTTTCGGTGGGGGCGATGGGGTCAAAGAAGGGCACGCGCACGCGGGTGCCGCCGGCACGGGCGTCGAGGGCAGCGTTGCGCTGGATGATGCCGCTCTGGACCCACTTCGATTGCTCGAAGATGCCTTCAGCGGTGTACTGAAGAAACTCGGGGCGAGTTACAAGGTTCGAGAGAAAAGTTCCCCCGAAGTTGCTGTTAGATGCAGACATTGGGTAGCTCCAGTGGAGTCAAGGTTGGGGAGGTTGCCCCACAGGGGCTAGAGGCCGGCTTCTGCTTTAAGCAGCCTGGCTTTGTCGGGGTCGCTGGAAAGCATCATCATTTGCTGAGTGACGTTCCAGCTGTCCTTAGACCAGGGGTTGGTTTGGCCGGGGAGCGAGGTATTGCGGGCACTACCCGTAAGACCCATGCCGGCGCGGTTCGTGGCTGCAAAATGGTGCTCGTAGCCGCTGCCGGGATTTTTCAAGTTGGAGATGTACTCGCCAACTGGAACTTCGACGCCTCCAACAACAGCCACAGGCTGTCCATCTTTAGCGCGTAGGTTCTCCTGAAGTAAACGATACAGCTGATCGGGTGCCAGTGCACCAGCCTGGGAGAGTTGTGCGATTGCGGTGGATTTCAGTTGTTCTTGGGTGAATCCTTGACGGATTTGTTCAACTTCGGATTCTTTTGTTGCGAGTTGTTGTTTGAGTTCGGCGACGGTCTCTTGTGCTTGTTCCCAGAGAGTTTTGAATTCGCCGGATTCGGCGAGTTTGGCGGTTTTGGCGGATTCTTGCGCTACGCGGAGGTCTTCGATTTGTTTTTGGAGGGTTTCGCGGTTTTCGCGGTCTTTGCGGCGTTCGGCGATCAACTCTTGGTTTTTCGCACGAAGCGCTTCGAGTTGGGCGGCCAGATCAGAGCTATCAGCCACAGGCTGAGGGGCAACAGGCTCCACAGGAGTTACTGGTGCTTGCTGGTCTTCGGGCACGGTTTTGTGTTACATGGACGGTTCTAGTTTACGACAGAAGAATTAGTAGGTTCCTTCGTCGAACTCGGCGTTTGCAGCTACTGAGACCTCGCCGTTTACGACAGTGATGTTTGTACCTGCAGTGACTGTTGCGGGGTCTCCTTGGTCGCCTTTTGGGATGGTGAAGTTCAGAACGGCGGCTGTGCTGCTGCCGCTGTTGGTGACAACAACATTGCTGCCTGCTGCGCCAGTTGTGACGGCGCCGATGGTGATGGTGGCGGCGGTGCCGGGAGTTCCTTGGGGGCCTTGGGCACCGGTTGCTCCAGTTGGACCTGCGGGGCCGGTGTCGCCCTGAGGGCCTTGCTCACCTTGGGGGCCTTCTTCGCCTTGGATGCCTTGTGGGCCAGTTGCTCCAGTGGGTCCGGCTGGGCCTTGGTTGCCCTGCGGTCCTTGGGGACCGGTGGGACCTGTTGCTCCGATAGGTCCGGTGACGCCGGTGGGTCCTATGGGGCCGATCGTTCCAGCGGCACCTTGGGGGATGGTGAAGTTGAAGATGGCGGCCGATGAGGTGCCGACGTTGGTGACGGTGGCCTCGGTGCCGGGGGCTCCGGTGGAGGTGGTGCCGACTGCGATGGTGGCAGTGGTGGCGTCGCCTCCGCCAGAGCCGGGTAGTCCACCACCCACTGTTAAGCCGGTGATTTGAGTGCGCGTGGCAAGTTCGACGCCGGTGCCCCAGTCGTCGGTTTTGGGGCCGTAAATCGTTAGGGGATCGAGGCTGATGTACCAGTCGCCGTTGGTGCCGAGGGTGGGGCGGGGTGGGCCGTCGCCGGAATGGATGGTGTTGAGGGCCTCGACACGTTGGGTGAGGCGTACTAGGGCGGTGACTTGGGCGAGCGTTAGTTGCTCGGTTTGCGTGGCCATCAGCGGGACAGCAGTTCGATCAGACGGTCTACGCGGTCGGGTGTCATTTCGGTGTCGTCCGCTTCATCCTCGTCGGTGTCCTCGCTTGCTTCGAGCAGATAGGGGGTCTCTGTGTTGTTGGCGTATTCCGCTTCGTCTTCGACGTTGATGTTGTCGGGGAGGACTTCGCCGCGACGCAGAATTTCCAGCAGCATGGCGTCGCTGATCTTGCCCATCTGGTTGAGTTGTGCCAGCACGGAGACGTCTTGGCCGATCAGGCGGTAGTAGTCGAAGTCGCGGTCGATGGTGATTTCGGGCGGTTCCATGCCGACGTATTGGGCGGCGAAGGCGAAGGCTTGGTTGAGGGCGCTTTCCAGTTCTTGGCTGATGATCGAGAGGACACTGTTGGACTGGGCTTGGTCGATGCGCTTGGCCTCGGCAGATTCAGCGACGAATTTTTGGCCGAAAAGTTTGGTGACGCCCAGCGTGGACATCTGGGATGCCAGCGATTCCAGTTCGGCCATTTGCGCGTCGAAGCTGGTGGCGTCGGCTTGGACGTAGTACGCCTTGTTGCCCGGTTGCATGGCGATGGCGTAGTTCACGCCCATCGTTGCGGAGCCTGTGGTGTCGTCCCAGCCCTCTAGGACGAGGGTGGGCATGGCGGCGATGTGGAGGGCGTGGATTAGGTCGGCTTGGCGTTGGTAGTGGGTGATGTTGAGGTTGGCGATGTCCAGCAGTGGGGGCTGGGATACCAGCAGGCCACGGCGGTTGCTGTAGATCGGGACTAGGGGGATTTCGGTGAGGCTGTAGCCGCCGGTGGCGGTGAACTCCACGAGTTCTTGGCCGAGGGTGTAGAGGTCGTAGCGGCCGGGGTAGATGACGCGCATTTCCTCGACTTGTTCTTCGCCGAACTCGTTGAGGGGGCGGACGTCGTAGTCGTGGATGCGAACTTGCAGTAGGCGATTGGTGCCGGATTCTTTGCGCCAGCCCCAGATTTGGGGGGCGTCGACGTGGACGAAGTAGGGGCGGCGGCCCATGGCGCGTTCTTCGGCCAGGTTGCGAGCTTCGCTCGCTGCCGGGTAGTCAACAAGAATGGCGCTGTGGCCGTAGGTAAGACTACTTACTAGGGCGCGGCGGGCGTATTCGTTGATGTTCGAGCCAAGGCCGTCGATGTTTTGGGCGAGTTCCAGCCAGTAGGGGTCGCCTTCGATGTGGATAGGTTTGCGGAGGATGGCGCCAGCAGCGGTTTCGATCAGGCGGCTGGTGTACGGGCTGAGGACGCTGCGGTCGACGCGGGTTTGGTAGGCGTCGTCGTCTTCGCGCGGTTCCTGAGGGAGATAGGTCTCGCTCATGTCACGCAGGTAGTTGGTGCCGTTAGTGACGGCGGCCATTACGCTCCAGTCCGGCATCATGCCGATGACTTCGAGGCTGCGGACGAACGGGGATTCGCTGACTACAGCTCCAGTTGGGGGGACGTTGGCGCTGTAGACCACGGCTAGGCTCCTACTTTGTACTTATTTTGGCATCAATCATCGTCGTCTTCCTCGTCGTCGGGGTCAGCGATGGGTACCAGTACTTCGATGCCTTGGGCGAGCATGGAGACGAAACCGCCCAGGATTTCGGGGTTTTGGGGTGATTTGAAGACGAATGTGGCGTGGGTGAGGCCGTCTTCAGCATCAATTTCGATGTGAATACAGCCTCCGTTTACTGTTTGGATTGCCATTAGCCGTGATACGCAACTGCAATGTGGGGGACGACGGTCGGGGTTCCAGAGCTGATGGAGGCAATACGCATACGAATCTTGGCGGCAGGTTTGCCGTCATAGAAGTAGACGTATTGACCGTTGGAATTGATGGTTTTGCCGTTGTCTACGGTGAACCAGTTGCCGTTGCCATTGAAGCTGCACTCCAGGGATAGTTGGAAATTGGCGCCGCCGGTGACGGTTGCAGCAAAGGTGTAACTGGAAGATTGGGCGGGGACTTCCATCCAGTCGTCAACAGCGGTCATGTTGCCGCCAGTGAACTCAACAATGTTGGTGAAATGGTCCTTGGCGGTGATAGCGACGGCAGCCATGGTTATTTCCTCCGTTTTTTGGCGGTTTTGGCGGCTGCTTTAAAGGCAGCAGCGGTCGGGGCACCTTTTGTGCCGGGTTTGCGCATCTTTTCGCCGCTGCCGGCGGCGATGCGCTTGCGTTTTGCAGCGATATTGCTGTAAAGGCCGCGTTTTGTCATTACTTTTTCCTCTTTTTGCGGGTCATGCCGGCCTCGGACATGGCAATAGCAATCGCCTGCTTGCGGCTGGGTACTTTTTTGCCCGAGCTGGACTTTAGTGCGCCAGCTTTGTACTCGGACATTACCTTTTCCACCTTTTTCTGGCCTTTAGTGGGCTTCTTGGCCATGGCGGTAAAGCATTTTTTACAGTCTAGCGTGCTAGGATCTACAAAAGGTCTGTCCGAGTCATGCCTAAACCGCTTCCGCCGCAAGGGATTTTACAAGAGTGCTTGGAGTACGATCCACAGACAGGGGAGCTGATCTGGATTTTGCCTGATCCTCAGTCGAGAGTACGTCCCGGATCCTTCTTTGGCACACGTACTTCCGTATCGGCAGGATCCAACAGCACTAAGCACTATTACGCCGGGCGTTTTCACACCGTCACCTACTACGCACATCGGCTTATCTGGATGTACATGACCGGAGAAGATCCGGGTGATTTGATGGTGGACCACATAAACGGTAACGGGTTAGACAATAGGTGGTCGAACTTACGTTTACTGAAACGCGGGCAAAATATCGCCAACCAAAAAGGGCATAAAAGGCGTCGCTCACCGTATAAGCACGTTTACAGGCGCAAGTCCAAATGGATAGGGCAGGTACGGCGTAATAGCAAGCTGTACTCCACGCAAGGGTTTGATACCGCTGAACAGGCTAGAGATGCTATTCAGGCTGTAATTACCACACTCGATAGTTAGTAGCGCCAAGGCTTTCCGGTTTTGCCAGGTTAAATGACTGCAGGCATAAATAGCCCAGAGCATCGAAAGCGTGGTCAACCCCCAAGTTTTTGTTGGGTAGACCCGTGTTTGGTGCGTATGTAAGGGTTCGTAGGGACTTGATTAGTTCCTTACAGCGAGGGTGGATAACAATGCGGCGGCGGCCTGTGGCGTCAAGCAGGCCCATGTTGACCGCGTTGATCTTGTCGCGGATTTTCCATGGTGCGCGGGGGCTGGACACCGTAAAGCCTGATTTGCGCAAAATTGAGTGGTCCGTTTGGCCCACGCCCGCTGTTTTGCGGGCACCGCCAGTTGGATCGGGACAGGCGATGATTCGGCGCTCAATTCCAAACTTTTGCTGGACGGCCTCACAAAAATCCCACGTTGTCGCGCCACCTGTGAGGATCAATTCGTCGAATACCCACAGGTCTTCGCCTTTTTTGACCGCAAATACACCCGCCATAAATTCGACGTTGAAATCCAGTCCCAGTAGCAGGGGCAGAATCGGCAGGTCTTGGACTTGTTTGTCGATGTTGTCGTCGCCAAATGAGACGGCAACGAGACCGCTGAGATTCTCGAAGCTGGCTTCGAATTCTTGGCGGAAGGTGCGCGGGTCGAGTTGGGCGCGGGCCGCTTCGATTTCTGCTGCGGGGACGTTATCGCCTTGGATGGTGGTGAATTGCCAGCGCTGCCAATCCGGGTCGTCGTTTTCGCAATAGCACCAGAGGTCGTAGAACCAGCTGGCGGTGCCGTCCGGGGTGGAAATGAAGAGTGCCCAGCCTTGTTTGTCCGCAAGGGCGGGGCGGATCACCTCGAACCAGACCTCGGCGTCCATGAAGGCGGCTTCGTCGAGCACCACGCCAGACAGACTGCGGCCTCGGAGGGCCATGGCGTTTTCAGTGCCCTTCAGTTCGATCGTCGAGCCGTTCACCAGCTCGATCTTGAGGTCCGTTTCGTTCTTGGATTTGATCCAGGCTTTCGGGACGAGGCGTTTTAGGACTTTCCAAGCAATGTCTTTCGCCATTCGGTATGTAGGGGCTGCATAAAAGAAGGTTTCGCCCGGCCTTTCGATCGCCCCACGCAATAACTCGATACATGACAGATAACTTTTGCCGAACCTTCGGCCAGCTACCAACACTCTGAAGCGTTTTCGACTGGAGAAAACTTCGCCTTGCGCGTAGCGGAGGGTAAGTGCTCCAGCAGAATCGGGCATTTTTTGGGGTATGGGTACCTTCTAGGGTATTACAGGAATCGCAACCCTGCCCCCGGTGTAGTACAGAAGAAGAAATTGAGAATGTGTCAGTAGGTTCCCTGGGTCCCGCAACCGCAGCACAGAATCACGAACACACCCCCATGTTGTATCACAGTATTGTTATATTGTGTCAACATAAAAGGCCGGTGATACGACACCGGCTTTATGTTGTTACGTTGTTTCGCTAGCGCCCGAGCACGAGTAAGCGGCACTCTGCAGCCGAGCGGCCGGCAGACTCACAACGTGCCAGCTGATTCTGATTATCGGCGCCCATAGCGAGCACCGCACAAGCGGTGAGCACAGCGGCCAGGGTCAGGATACGGTTCATGGTGGGTAGCGTGGTTGGCTTGCCTCCCATTGTTGCACACTATCGGCCGTATGGCTAGCCCTGACGCTTGTCTTCTACCACGATGCTGAGCTGCGGTGCTGCAGCGGCTGCGGCTTCCGGTGCGACCTCACCAACGACTGCGCCTAGGTCGCGCATAAGGAGCTGAGCGGAGCCGATCTGGCCTTTTCGGATTGCGGCATCAATTGCGCGTAGGCGCATACCCTGGAGACGTGAAACTATCGACTCCCTATCTTTCTGCCAATCCTGCTCGTTCCACTGTTTGACTGCATCCCAATCCCTCCAGGCTGTAACTTCGCCGATGCCTTCACGATCAGCATGATCTAGCACCAGTTGCCGAACGGTTAAACCCGTTAGCTGACGTTTGTACAAGCGCTTCCGGCGCTCTTCTATAACCGCGTCAGGGTTGCGCCTCCCATAGGGTCGCTGCTTATTGTTTACAGCTCCCGGAAGATCTTCCGGCGCCTCGTTGATAGCTTCCGGCTGATCGTTCACTGTTAAGATTCCCGGTGTTTGTTTAATCTTAGGCTGTCAGCTTCCAAGCGGCCGCAGGCCGCGCAGCAAAAAGCCCGACCTACTGGTCGGGCCGTTGATCAGTAGGAGCACCAGCTCAGACGTTGCGAACAACGTGCCAGCTGCTAAGAGTCTCACGGATCAGGCTGTAACCGTCACCGATCTCTAGTTCGTACCACGCTTGCGCCCAATCAATACAGGTATGCGGCCAGGCAAGCTCCCGGTTAATCGCGCCGATATCGTCCGCCAGAGTCTGAGCGTAATCAGCGCCAGCCTCAGCTTCGCTATAACCGTCAGCGGTGCCGCAGTAGGCATCGCACAAACTATCGGCATCAATGCCGTGATCGTCAAAAGCTTGGATCAGCTCAGCCGTGCCAACTGGATCCTCGCAATCAATACCGCGATCCTCCAGCGCTTCGGTCCAATCCTCTGACAGCCAAAAGCCAAAGCACGCGCCATCGCCTTCAGACGCGCCAAAATAGAAACCGGTAGGAGCCAGCTCGCCTAAGCGATCAAACGCCCAAGCGGTCGCAATCTCCCAAGCGTCGCAAGGTTCCGGCCCGGTAAGGTCCGAAGCGTAGGCAGCACACTGCTGCAGATCTGAGCGGAAGGGTTCGGGCACGTCTTGCCCCAAGACATCAAAAGCGCCTAGGTAGGCATCCGCTAGGTGATCAGTGCGAAGCGTGTCAGCGCTGACAATCCAGGGGAACGATGCCAGCTGTTCGGTGGTGTAACGGGTCATGCTGTGAGCCTTAGGGTTGGGTCTCGTGAAATACATTACAGCAGATCGCGCCACTAGGCAAGCGCAGGAGCCAAGGCATCGCCCGAGCCATCAGGCCAGGGATAGGACTCCCGGCGCCACTCTTGCTCGGCTGGCAGCAGTGTCAGGCCAGTGAGCGCCACCAGATCTGAGCGGTCAACACTAGCCGCGACCTTCTCAAGCCTGATGTAGGCACCGCTGCTGAGATCCTCTACCCGCCAATCCTCGTTTGACCACTCACGGCAAACGTTGAAAAGCTCCAGCAGATCCCGCTCTAGCTTGTCTTCAGGCAGCAAATCGAGCTGATCATCAGCCCAAAACCTCGCGGTGCTCGGGCCGTACTGGCTTTGCTCCAGCACCGCTTCGGGGCAGTAGGCCGCCAGTTGATCCCGAATGGCGTCGCGCCATTCGCTCGCGTAGCAGTCTTGCCAGGCCCGGTCGATCTCTTCCATCTCCAGCGTGGAGTGCTCGTCTTCAGAGATCAGCGGGTAATGCTCCAGCGCCTCCACGGTTTCGAGCACGTCAGCCGGAACCCGCAGCAGATCCAGCACCACGCCGGACCCGTTCCAGCCATAGCCGACGGTGAGGATGCCACCGTGCGGGTCGGGTGTGCTGGCGGGATCGGTGAGCACGTTGTAATTGGCCTTGCCCACTAGGCCGGTGCTGTCGTAATCGCTCCAGCCGCAATAGGAGGGAACGAAACCGAGAGACACGCCACGCCAGTGCTCAGCTAGGCAGGTTTCTAGGTGGCGTTCTGGGGTGTGGTGCCATTGGTGGCTGCAATCGGTCTCGGGCTCGCCGTCACGGATCAGGAGCCAGTGACCGGAGCAGATCTCCAGCCGGCCGATACGCTCCAGCAGAACGGGGCTCGCCTTAGGTGTGGTTGCCATTGGAAAGGTCTTCCTTGGTGTGCTCCGCCATCATTGCGCCAGCACCAGCCCTAAACCGTCTTGTTGTTACACATCGTCATGTGGCTGGCCTGGGTTGACCGTTGCGCTAATGTCGCAGGGTACGGCACACCCAGCCTATGTTCACCAGCCAGAGAGACCGCGCAGACGCCCGAGAGGCTGAACGCGAGCAGCTGCGCCTCGAGAAGCGCCACCTACGCGATCTGAGATGGGCGGTTGAACGCTCCAGCATTGAAGCTTCGGATTGGGCCGATCTGCTGGCGCTGCAGGCAGCCCACGGCAAGGAGGGTCCGCTCCAGGTGTGGCGGGAGCTGGTGCCTTACTGGCGGGCGTGCCAGCAGCTGAACGGCGGAGCTGACATCCCGGCCGAACTTTTTCCACAAGCTACGGGACTTTTTCCGCGCACACCCGAACCCGTTAAGGCTCCAGCCAACCGGACGAAACCCACGCCGGGAGCACCGCGTAAGCGGCGGAGCGATGCCGGCAAGCGCCAGCCTTCACGCAAGGAGGCAGCATGAAGCGCGTCCTACTTTTGTGGTTGATCGCGGCGACCCACGCTCCAGTAGAAGCCAGGCAGGTTACCGCGACCGTCTACCACTCTTGGTATCACGGCCGGACGACCGCTTGTGGGCAGACGTACCAGCACTGGGGGATTAGTGCGGCGCACCCCTGGCTGCCATGTGGCACCCGCTTGCGGCTTGAGCATCGCGGCAGAGTGCTCACGGTTCCAGTCACAGACCGTTGTGACTGCGGATCGGTTGACCTTTCTGCCGGTGCTGCCTACCGGTTGGGGGTTCCAATCGACGGGACCGCTACCGTCACCATCCACTAGTGCTCCAGCCAGGCTCCCACCATGGGAGCCCTTTTTTGTGCCTTGGCTTGAGAACGATTCTCATTCCCCTCCTCAGTGAGACTCACGAGACGCACCACAAGACACCCGCAGGGCTGAGCACCGGCCACGCTCCAGCAGACCTCCCGTTATGGGAGGAAGTATTAACAGGATTCCCAATACATGCCAAGTATTGAGATTATGAATAGCCGAAACAATACATGAATGGCATTCCAGCCATGAATGGAGTTTTAGGCAGTGTGAATGGCGTTTTGGAGGTTATCGAAGTACTGCTCCACTCGTGTGAGAAACGAGCACTCTGCGTCCGCGAGTTCACGAGCGGACATGTAGTGGATGTTGGGGGCACCGCAGCGGCGTGCCAGGACGATGGCTGCTCCAGTTGGTTTGAGGCCGGTTAAGTGGGTGAGGCCCAGTGAGTAGGCGCCGCATTGGTCGATGTATGAATGGCCGGGCGGGAGGCGTTCCAGGCCGTCTTCGTCGAGTTTGGTTTTGCGGGCGACGCTGGTCTTCCAGTCCGCTAGTACCAGCTCGTTGTTTTTGAGTCCGATCAGGGCGTCGCAGGTTCCAGCAAAACCGGCGGGGTGATGAATGGAGAATTCGGAGGCGAAAATCTCGGTGACGTTTTCGGTGATCCAGTCGGAGAGACTGCGGGCGTAGCCGGAGGCGCTCCAGCCAACCCTGGGGACGTTGGGGCGGACTCGTTTGAGTGCCCACTGGGTGATGGGCGTGGGGATGCGGGCCAAGCCCTGTTCGTCCCAGCGAATACTGTTGCGCTTGTTGGCGGTGGAACGTGCCAGTTGTTGGGCTGTCTTGAGGAGGTATTCGGCCTGTGAATGGGCCATGTTGCCTCGCGTGGCGGCGATGTTGCGCTGGCAGCTTGCCTCGACGGGTCCCAGGCGGGCTTCCCAGCGCTCCAGTGCAGTGGTGTCTGATGTGGACTTTAGGATGTGTGTAACACTATGGTAGATGTTGTTATTGATGTCCCGGTAGACCCGGAAGGGGCCTGAATTGTCTTGTTCCAGCCTCCATTTACGCAGTGATGCCAGTGTGTCTTGCGTATTGGAGGCCATTTGAATAGTTTTTCCCAAACTGATAATACCACTAAAAGCGGAAATCAGCTCAGGTTGCCCCACTGGTCTGCCATCGCTTGGGCAATGCCGGTGTAGGTAAGGCTGCGTTGCTTGGCGCGAGTGGCTGAAGGTCCCAGCTTGTTCTGGCCGGAAGGTGTTTGATTCAGCCACACACCAGATTCAGGTTTTTGTACAACATTAGTGGGTTGAAGTTTTGGTAGGTTTTTGAGCCAGAGGCACGTCTTTTTGGATTCTTGGTGGCCGAATTGCCAAGGGTGGATGTATTGATCGGGCTTGCGTATGCGACTAGAAATGCAGCCGACGGGATTTTCCAGTGCAATGTACTTTACGGGTGCATTTAGTAACATTTGCACGAAACTTAGGGCGTCCTCTGTTAGTTGAGGATCGCGGATACCCCTTGTGGTCCAGTGCATCCCGGACGCAGCTAGGTATGTACAGGGCGGGAACGCGATAAGCATGTCCCAGTTGTGGTCCGAGTGCAATAAGGCTGTTACATCGCCTTGATAGTGATGCCCTGGTGATTCTGTAGGTAGTAAATCGCAGCTCATGGCGTAATGACCTTGAGCTGCGAAAGCATCACGCACTCGTCCGCTGTATTCACAGGCGACGAGCACCTTCATGATCAGGCGGCCTTGAATGGGTTGCCCGCTGTAAGTAGGCGGGTGATGTCGAAGCCTTCGGATTTGGCTTCGATCCAGGCGGCGTCGATGTGCTCTTGGCTGCCCTTTTTGCGGGGGACGGGGCGGACGGTGTACTCGGTGGTAAGGCCGCTGCCCTTTTTGCCGATGGTGAAGTCCCACTCCAGCAGTTCGGCGTAATCCTCCATTTGGGAGATCTGGTCGATTTCCTTGAGGATCGACTTTTGAGTGATCTGCAGGACTTGGACTTTGCCGGACTCGTAGTTGTAGACCGGGCAGGCGATGGCGAACTTCACGTCTGCTGTTCCAGGGCCGCCGCGTCCTTCGCGGGGCTCGAAGTCGCCCATTTCGGCAACCACGTCCTCGTAGGTGGGCTCGAAGTCGAAGCGAAAGGGCTTGTTGGCGCCGTTGGCAGCGCCCCAGCACTCGTAGAACTCCAGAGGTTCGTCAGTGAGTAGGGCGAAGCGGACGGAGCCACCATCGGGGAGTTTTGAAAGGCTGAGGTAGCCGCCGCCGGTGCCGTTGGAGGTGACTGCTGCTGAGGCGGTTTTGCTGAGGAAAGCCATTTGTGTAGGTGTTTGGTGTGGTCGGCAGGGTGCCAACGCCTTACACAGTAACACGGGTTGACCGGGGGCGCTACCGTACAAAAACGCCCCTACAGCGGGAGCTGCGGGGGCGTGGTGAACATTCTCGTGTGAGACTCTAACATGTCGCAAAGTAAGACGCAGGACTTGCTGGCCTTTGTGCGCCAGCTGCCTGTTGGGCTGGCGTATGCACCGATTTACGCCAAGGATCAGGCGATCCAGTCCGGGAAAATCTCGAAGGGCAAGACGCCGTTGGAGCGCAGTCACCATCAGGTGATGGCGCCGTCGGATGTGGCGCTCCAGATCGAGCGGAAGCCGGAGGTGTTCCAGGCCGTGGGCGTCTTTACCGGCGGTCGCAGCGCTGGACTCGTGATTCTTGACGTGGATCGGAATCTCAGCCGTCTCAAAAAGAAATGGGGGGATTCGCTGGAGGGTGCTCCAGTCATCACCTCGACCAAGGCGAACGCTGCAAAGTACCTGTTCCGCGTTCCTGAGGCCCTGTGGGGCTCGGTGAAGGGTTTTGGGCTGTCGGATACCGGTGCTGGGTACGAGGTGCTCTGGGGCCGTCAGGGCGTCATCTACGGGGCTTATCCGGGCTCCAGTGATGGGAAGGCTCCAGCAGGGCAGTACGGCTTTGAAGGGGACCTGGAGGCGATTCCTGATGCGCCTGAGTGGTTGCTGGCGGAGATGCGGGATCACGCCGGTAAGGAGATCCAGGACGGTGGGTTCATCAAGAACCGGAAGGCGCTGGATTTTTCGGATCGGGATCCAGCTGAGGTGGCTGAAATCATCCAGTCGGCGCTGATGGTGATTCCTGGGCAGGGCAGTGGCAGCCGGGATCACTGGGTGAAGGTGGGGATGGCGATCCACTCGGAGTTGCCGACTGACCTTGGTTTGACGCTTTGGTCGGCGTGGTCTGCGGAAGACCCGGAATTTTCACAGGATTGGGCAGACGGCAACCCCTGTGAGGAGGTCTGGAAGTCCTTTCGGAAGGGGCCGGTCAGTCTCGGAACGCTCTTCTGGATGGCGGACCAGCAGATGCCTGGTCGGATGTGGTTGTCGGAGGATCTGCGGCGGATTGTTGTCGACGCTGAGCAGGACCGGGTGCAGCGATTCCGCAGCGTTGGTCTTTCGCATGAGGAACTTGTGCGGCGGGCTGACGCGGCTATGAAGCTGCCGAATCCTTCTGAGGTGCAGCACAAGCTCCACGAAATCGCAATGGAGGCTGGCTACCGCGATGCTTCTGCCGTGGTGCGGCTTCTGATCGCGGATCAGGAGTTTCGCCGGGGGTCTCATGGCGGATCGCTCCAAGAGATTTTTGCTGCGGAGGAAACGCCCATCGAATACCTCATTCCCGACCTTTTGCCGAAGCCTGGAACGGTGCTGATGCACGGCCGTGGTGGCTGCGGCAAGACCATGGCGGTGCTGACCTTGGCTCAACACATCGCTCGCGGAACTCCTTTCTCAGTGCGAGGGCAAGAGGTGCCGGTGGAGCAGGGCACTGTGCTGTGGCTGAACGGCGATCAAAACAGTCGGCGGATCCGTAAGCAGTTCCAGGATTTGGATTTCACCGCGAACGATCCGGTGATCGTGCGGAACAAGGTCTCGATGCTTTGGTACCCCTGGTTTATCCAGCAGATTGAGGAGCATCGCCCCAAGCTTGTGGTGTGGGACTCGGTTACAGCCTGTATGCGGGGCTGTGCGTTTGACCAAAACAAGGCGGAGTATGCCGAACCGTTGTACTGGTACAGCGCAGAAAACGGCGAAAGCTTCCCGGCCACCACGATCCTGTTCATTCACCATGCCAACAAGGAAGGCGGCTTTAGGGGCACTACAGCCCTTGAAGACGGCGTGGACGAGTCTTGGGCCATCAAACGGCCGGAGAAGTCCGAGCTGGAGCGTGTAGGGGCCTCTGCGCGGCTTATCACCATCGGTAAGAGCCGCGAGGGCAACGAGGGCAAGCAGCTGATCTTGCGCCAGAAGGAAGACCTGACCTTTTCGCTCCAAGACTTGCCGCCTGTTGATGGCGGGGATTCCGCCAGCCCGGCTTCGATTATTGACCGGGTGCTCCAGCGCCTTCGCACTAAGGGTGTGCCGATGACCAAGGCGGAGCTGAACGCTGATCCGCTTCTGGGAGGCAGCGTGAGCGCCATCTCGAAGTCGCTCCAGCGTTTGGTGGATCGGGGGTTGGTTGCTGCTGAGGGGGATCGTTCCAGCAAGAGATACGTAGCTGTTCTCGCGCGCAGGGGGGTCGGAAGTATTTCTTGTCCCAAAGAAGAAGAATCCAGTGCTGGAGCGCCTTCTCAGGAAATCGGCTGTCCCGATCTGTCCCAAGTTGTCCCAAGTTGTCCCAAACAGGGCAAGGGGACACCGAAAGGACAAGCTGGGACAAAACGGGACAAACTGGGACAGCCAAAACAGGCAGAGCCATTGCAGCGCAATGGTTTTGAGAGTTTGGGACAAGAAGACGGCGACCTATTCACGCGCGAGGACCGAACGAGGGCGGAATTGGACAGGATGCTCAGCGAGGCTGATATTTGGTGAAAAGTGCGGTAGAGTTACGCGGTTCATACGCACTTTTATGAACCGCGTAACTTTTTCCTGTAACGACATGACCGCCAACGAGCTGGAGTGGCTGTCCAAACGAACCATGCGAAGGACGTCCAACCTCATTTCGTTCCTGATCGCCCAAGAGGTGGAGCGCCAACTGGCCGACATGCCTCAGGACGAACGTGCCGAGGTCTATGCCGCCCTCACGGAGGTTCGAGTTCTTTGCTGACGCCCTGCCTATCCCGATCTACCGATGTTCGCCACGCCTAACTTTTTCCTAGGGCTCATGCGGGTTGCCGCGTGGGTGTTTTGGAGAGATCCCGTGAAGCCGGAACCGCCCCAGCCGAAGCGCCCCAGGAAGCCCACCCTGGGGTACACCGTCGGCGACATCCCTTATGAGCTGATGGCGGTGGTCCGGGTCTCTTGGTACCGCAAGGGCATGGCCTACGAGGTCGAGGAGTACCAGATCGAGGAGTCGGACGACGCTGACAAGCAGTTCCGATACGTGGTTGGGACGGCACTTCGCCAAGGTGCTGACGTCTGCGTGCTCACGCAGTACCAGCCAGAAGCCCTAGGTGTGCAACAATAGAAGCGTTCCCGCTCTGCCTCGGCATCGGGCCACAGAGCCCAAGCCCCTGTGCGTCCTTGAGGCGTCTCACGCTTGGGCCATCCACCCAGTCCGAGCCAACGGATAGGACGGCACTCACGCTGCAGCGTGTGGCGATGCGGGTTCGAATCCCGCCTGGGTGCTGCGGCAGCTGTGTTTTATAGCTGTCAGCTAATTAACTTAAAAACTTTTAAGTAATGACACATCACCCCATTACCCCACCGCCGGAGCTGGTGCAGCAGTGGTGGGACGACTTCAACGGTGCCTTCTACGAGTTTGAAGCAATTACCGCCAAGGTTTTCCAGGCTGGCGCAGATCAAGAGCTGGAGGCGTGCTGTGAGTGGGTCAAAAGCAAGCAGACCTATTGGGCACACGACGAACTTCGCGCCGCACGCCGGCCCAAGCCACCGAGCTTTGTCGCGCAAGCGGAAGCATTGGTCGAGTGCCACGAGGATGGCTGGTGCCCAAGCCCCGCTCAATGGCGTGTAATCCGAGACGGACTCGCCGAAGGCCGCCGCGCACTGGAGCAGCTTGATGACTGATTTTTTGAAGCTAAAGATTTCCCAGAAGCAAATTGCGTGTCCCAAGCACGGCACGCACACGCATTACATCAGCAGCGACATCGAAGGTCACGAAGGGCACTGGTGCATGTTGTGTTGGCTTGAAACCCTTGGTCCCTCACTGCCGCTTGTGGAGGAGCAGTTCGATGACTGACCACCCCATCACCCCACCGCCCGAACTGGTAAGGCAGTGGTTACTGGAGTATTACGGCGGCGACCTTGGCGAATTAAGCCCTGAGGAGATGTACCTCGCTAGGTGCGCTGCTCAGTGGGGCTACCAGCAGCACGAGAAAGAGCTGCTTGATGCCATGCACTCCACAGTGCCGCAGCCTTACGCCTCGTAGCAAAAGGGGTGGCCGGTGGCGGGTCCTCACGCGGTGCCCGCCTTTTTTCCCGCAGCCGGCTGCCACTGGATCGCCCAGACTCCTCCAGAAAGGGTCTAGGCCACAACACTAGCGAGTTCGCCCCAGCCAGCGCGTGTTAAGAAAAGCAACTGCCGGGGCTTGCGTGCTGGCTGTCTGTGTGCAACACTAAGGGCAAGCCCGTCGAGGCGGGCTCTGTATTACTGATTAACAATGCACGATCCAACTACAGTCAAATTCAACCGCGACAAGCTCAGCACTTGGTACTTCTCCGTTACCTGGGCTCGTATGCAGCTGGAGCAGAAGATCCAGCAGTTCCAAGGCTGGGGGTTCAGCACCAGCTACGACGAGACCCAACTGGAACGGCTTCTGGATCTGGAGCAGTTCCTCAAGATGACTTGGGATGAGCGCATGGATGCGCTGCAGATCGACCAACCTGCGCAGGAGGTCAAGTGAGCCAGGTACAGAGCATTGAGGAGATCCGTTTCGAAGGTGACCGCCTTGTCGTTGATGCCGTTGTTGACGACATGGTGGTGCGTTATCCGCAGACGCAGTTCGAGCCAGCCGAGTGGGGGCCTGCCCTGTGCAGAGGCACCCTTTACTTTTCAGATGAAGACTTGATTCCAGCCACCGATGCCGAACTCCGGGCCATGCTCACCGAGCGGGTCGATGACTGGGCTCCACTCGACACGTCTGATTGGGACGTCTGAAGCTCGTGACCTACGTAACCAAGACGACTACGACGACTGGTGCGTAGGGCTAGAGCCCATACCGGGGGATACGCACTGGGTCCGGGTTCGCACCTTGACCCAGCTTTACTGCCACCTCATCTACGTGTTCGCCACCAGCGACACCATCAGCTCCACTCGACTTGCACAGCTGGCGATCCACGAGATTCTCAAGTTGAGACTCACGGATCTCACCCGGATACGCCAGCAAGACCCTAACTACTTTGCTTGAAATTCAAATGACTGACGCACAGTTCAATCTGCTCCAGCTGGAGCAACGGCCTAACTGGTACGACCACCTTGGGCAGGTGGAGCAAGCTATGGCTAACGAGCAGGATGTCTGGGCACTGCGGAAAGATTATGGCTGGGATGGCGATGACGGCGGTGAGTGGGGTCCGAATCCCTTGGATCCTGATACCTTTGTACTTGAACAGGAGTGGGAAGACACCTTGGGACTTCCCTTCCCGGAGGATTTTCAGTCCTCTGATTCCTACGTGTACGAGCTGATGGTTACTATCGGCAAGTACAAGGATGATCCAGCCGTCATGGCGCACATGGTTGCGTTACGTGCGGCAGACTACCTTGGCAATCTCGGCGAGCCTCAGCTTGGCGCGATTCGGGGACAACTACGCACTTCCTACATAGTCGAACACGCTAATGACTGAAACTGCAATGGTGCCCTTCTACCGCTCTTACCTGTTGGGCGGCAAGATGGTTTACCTGGACAAGCTTTCGGAGTTGTCCGACAGCGAGCTGAACATGCTCAACATTGAGACTATGGCCTCGCTGGAGGAGGCTCGCCGCGACTACGAGGCTGTTGAAAACAAGCAAAGCGAGGAGGGCGGTTCTGTCTACCGCCGTCTCAAGGTGGCTGGTTATTTCCAGGCTGCCATCAAGCTTGAGATCCAGAACTGACCATCGCCTACTACACTGCACCCGTTCTTACACATGAGCATGTACGTTCTCTCTGAATCCCAGTTCGATCAAATCACTAAGGCGCTTGAGGCAGCACGCTTTGCGCTTGAGACGTCCCAGCACGTGCAGTTGGATCTGACCAAGCCCAAGCAGACCATTCCCCTGCCTGCTGGCGAGAAGCTTGTACGTACAGCAGACGTACAAAAGGTCAAGTCTCAAAGTAAGACTCGTAAGTCCAGCCGCAAGGGGCAGCGGGGTGTGGCGGTGTTGACTGAACCCAAGGTGTTGGAGATCAAGCGCCAGCTGGCTGCTGGTGGCAAGACCGTTGGGGCGATTGCACGTGAGTTTGGCGTGCATATGACCACCATCAACTGCATCAAGTGGGGTAAGACCTGGAAACATGTGCAGATCCAGCAGCCGGTTCCTGTTGTGGTGGCTGACTGATGGGTGGGGTCTTGTGTGATCACGAGATCCATAACTTGGCGCGGCGGGGTTTGGTCTCGCCGTTCCAGGTGGAACTGGTGAATCCTGCCAGTCTTGATGTGAGACTCGGTGAGAATCTGTTGGTTGAGGAGCCGAAGGTGCCTGCGTTACTTCCGCTCAGCATTGCTGGGCATACGCAGGAAAAGCCGTTCATGCTCCAGCCGCATCAGTTCGTTCTCGCGGAAACTGCGGAGGAGTTCGACTTCCCGGATTGTGTCGCGGGGCAATTGGCGCTCAAGTCGAGTCGTGCCAGGGAGGGGATTGAGCATCTTCTTGCCGGGTACATTGACCCCGGTTACAAAGGGCGGCTAACGCTGGAACTACAGAACGCTAGGTCTTTGCACGCTGTTGCGTTGTGGCCGGGTATGCGTATTGCGCAGATTGTGTTCCACAAAATGTCGATGTTGCCCGGCAAGAGCTACTCAGTTACAGGCCGTTATCACGGCGACACTGCTGTTCAGGGGTCTAAGGGATGAGTGATCCAGTTAATCAGCCCAGTCATTACACGGCTGGGCGCGTCGAGGTGATCGACGTGATTGAGGACTGGGTAAAGCACGCGCCCGATGCTGTTGTTGGTGGTCTGCAATGGCAGGTCATCAAATACGTCAGTCGGGCGTGGCTTAAAGAAGATCCTTACAAGGATTTTTGCAAAGCCCGCTGGTATTTGACCCGACTGATTAACACGCTTGCTACTGAACCTTACAAGAATGACTGATCAACAACACATGGCTTTACTTGGGGCGTCAACCTCCTTGCAAACACGATGTCTGTATGCCTTACTTGGTTTACTAGCATTATTTTTTCCTGGGTATGTTACTTGGGCGTTTCTTAAAGCCATAAAGGATGCGATACAGCGACTTTCTTCCGCAGATCGCTCTGCATTGGCGAATACGCTAAAGCTGGACTAATGAGGCACTGGTGGCGGATTGTCGCCAAGGCGTTGGGTGAGAAGGCGCACCAGCACAATCGGATCGCTGATCAGGTTGCACTGGTGCGTTTTTGTATCTTGGCGGCCTACATGACTACCAACATTTTCATTTGCGCGGGAGTTATCCGGCATTGGAACAACTGACTGCTACTGACTCATGGTTACTACTAAACCTTTCAAACGCGGGGAGGAAAATTTCGCCGCGATTCTTACGCCGGAACTTGTACAGAAAATGCGCAGACTACAAGCAGAAGGATGGTCTTACCGAAAACTCGCGGATGAGTTTGATGTTGATCCAAAGCACGCTTGGCGTATTTGTAAAAGGATCGCTTGGAGCTGGGTTGACTGATGCGGTGCGCTAATTGTGATCACGAGCGGATTGATGTGGATCGCACTTGCCACGACACCGCTGAATCAATACTCCGCAAAAGAAAATGTTCTAATTGCGGGTACTCTGTTTTTACTGTTGAGGTAGAGCTGCCGCAGGGAGCTGCAATGCACTCTCGTAGGCATCTTCTTCGGCGTTTACCTGGATTTTTACGAGTTCATTTTTCGTGATGGCTATTTCGATCAACAGCAGGCCGTGCCAGCAGTGTGGCAAACAAACAACCAACTCAGTGATGTGTATGAAGTGCTATCGCTCCAGTGCTGCAGGGTTACTGGAGATTCGCATGGAGAGGATTCGGCAGAGCTACAAGCCCCAGAAGGATGGGGGGCCGTGTCGGTGCTGTGTGCATTGGGACAAGCGGTGTTTGCTGGGACTTCCCGAGGGTGGGACACTCGCGGCAGCAGTGCTGTGCTCAGCGCGGGAGGTGGAAGACATGCTAGAGTAGTAGGGTACACGCCCCACCAGGCATGACTATCCTCCAAGGCATCGAGCACCTCCACACGCTCGATGGTGCTTCATTTGTTGCGTTTGACGTTGAGACCACTGGGCTTCAGCCGAAGTTCGGCGGTCTTCGCCTTTTGCAGTTGGCGACCTTCGGTAAGTCTCCAGTTGTGCTGGATTGCTGGAGCTTCAGCGATGAGGACTGGATCACGCTGGAAGAGTTCTGCAGCGTTCCAAGGCAGTGGCTGGCGCACAATGCTGTTTTTGATCTGGGTTGGCTACAGGAACATGAAATTTATCCAGAAGGAAAGGTTTTTTGTTCGATGCTGGCTAGTCGGATTTTGACGAACGGGCTGCCGAATTTGAAGCACGGGCTCCAGCACGTTGTGCATCGCTACCTTGGGCAGGACATTTCAAAGGAAGAGCAAAAGAGCGACTGGTCGGGTGACTTGCGCGTGGAGCAAATCGAGTATGCGGCCAAGGATGTGGTGGTGTTGACCCAGCTGTGGGAGCAGATAACCAAGCGGATGGCAACTGGTGCCTTGATGCCAGCGTGGGAGCTGGAGTGCAAGGCACTTCCAGCAATGGCGCAATTATGGAGAACCGGGCTTCCCTTTAATAAGGAATCGCTTATTAAACTTATCGAAGATTTGGATATTGAGCACCACGAGGTAGGTGAGAAGTTCATTGAGGACTTTGATGCTGCATTGCCGGAAGGACACAAACTGTGTCGCGGGCTTGATGGGAAGTTGTTGTACCAGACAAAGCCTGGACCGAAAGGTAAGAAAGTAGACCCTAACGTCTTCAACCTCAATAGTCCTGCACAGCTGCTTAAAAAGTTCACCGCGTTGCTTGGTGAGCCACCGATGGATATGAAGAACGGGAAGCCGAGTGCCAGTCGTTCTGCGCTCCAGGAATATGTGGGTGATCACAAGGTTGTGGCGGATTACTTGCGGTGGAAGAAAGTAGAAAAACGTAGACAGATGGCGGAAACGTTACTGAAAAACTATTCGGAGGATGGGTTTATTCGTGCCAGCTATATGCAGCTTGGGGCTGATACGGGGCGCATGTCGTGTATTTCGCCAAATCTGCAGCAGGTGCCGAGGGATTCGCGGTTTAGAGCTGCGGTGCAAGCTCCAGCTGGCTGGAAGCTGGTTGTTGCGGACTACGGGCAGATGGAGTTGAGGCTTGCGGCGGCAGAAGCACAGGATCCTTTAATGACGGAGGTGTTCCAGCAGGGGAAGGATCTCCATACGATGACGGCGACGCAGATTTATGGGGTTGCGGAGGATGAGGTTAAGAAGGAACAGCGGCAAATCGCAAAGTCGGCAAACTTCGGATTGTTATACGGAAGTGGCGCAAAAGGGCTTAGGAATTATGCGGCAGCAACCGGAATCCAGATGGATCTTGATGAGGCGGCGGAGGTGCGACAAAAGTTCCATGCTGCATATAAAGGCATCTCCGCATGGCAGCGTAAGAATGCTGCAGCTGCTGATGCGGCTAAGGACAATCCATCTATCCGCATACGCATCTCGGGCCTGCGGCGGTTTTTACCGGGTGAGCACAACAAGCTCACCACGCGCTGCAATACTCCCATCCAAGGAGCTGGTGCAGCAGTCCTCAAACTTACGCTCGGCAAACTGTGGCCGTTACTCAAGTCCGACGGGGAGGACGTGGTGCGTTTGGCCGGCGTGGTGCATGACGAAATCATCCTGCTCGTCAGAGAAGAACACGCAGACACCTGGGCGCTCCAGTTGCAAACCGTGATGGAGGAAGCTGAAGCTCGTTGGTTGGGCGAAATTCCGCCGCTTGCTGAAGCTAAGGTCGGGGATAGCTGGCAAGAGGCCAAGTGATCCAGGAGGATTTTGAGTACCGCGTTCGGATGCACGCGCGTCACGGTGGTACTCATGATCTGTTCATCGTTGCTCCAGATGCTTTCTCCGCACGGATGAAGGCACTGGAGCTTTGTCCTGAGCATCGCCCACAGTCGGTGATGCGAGTCTCAGATTGTGTCTCATGAGTCGCGCCCGCACGGGAAGAGAGTTGGTGATGGAGTGGTTGATGCGGGAGATTCGTGCGGCGAAGACGGCGGATTTGCAGCGGGCTGCGGCGTTTTTGGAATGGGCGCGGGATGTGCGTAAGGGGTGCTCCAAACAGAGGGGTGGGGCGCGGGTGGCGCAGTCCAATGCGTGGCGCAAGCGGGTGGATGACGATGTGCGGTGGTGAGACTACTGTGACGCAGTATGCTACTGTGTAGCAGACTAGACCGCAGGCCATGCCCCTGAACCACGGAAACAAGTACTACTGCCAGCTGTTGATTGACCCCAATCGCTACAAGCTGGCGGAGAATCTTGCGTCCCAGGAAGGCAAGAAGGTTACGGCGTACTTGCGGGAGCTGGTGTACGCAGGTTTGGCGTTGAGGTCGTCTGAGTACAAGAGTGCGCAGGAGGCGGATGAGGCGGCGTGGAGAGATTCGGTGAAGCGGCGAGTGGAGGGGCGGATGCGTTCCAAGCAAGAGGGCAAAGTGTCAGAAACTGACGCATGAGACTCAGTTGTGTTTCGTGATATACCGACAGTTGCAGCGGGCAGCCTTTAAGCTTACACAGTAGTCACTTGAGAGCAATGACGCGCTATGTCGTCATGGTCGAGGATCGCTGGGTTACGGCGGTTTACGGCCCTGGTAAAGGAATCGGTCTCACCGGCGCCAAGGAGGATGCATCCTCGTGGGTCACATACGAACGGGCTGTCGCTGCGGCGCGAGTTGTTGCTGAGTGCACTAACAGTCCTGTTGCTGTGCATAGCGTTGATGAACCCACCTACCCCCGGTCATGGAAATAGTGTCGTTCCAGGAACAGCAAGACCCCGACCTCAGGCTCGGTGAAGGTCGCTCTCGTACCAGCTCAGAGAAAGCTCGGTTGTTTGAGCTGAAGATTTGGTTGCCTGGGCAGGGGGCGATGCGGGATCTAGTGCGGGCTGAGTCGCTCCAGCAGGCGATTGAGTTTGCGCAGAATCGTTATCCGAACTGCAAGGTCGAGGTGCCGGCAACGGCAGCTAAAAAACCTAAGCTGGCTCGTGCCAAAAATGGGCCGCGTGAAGCTGCCCGGCGTCGTCTCAAACTCGTGGAGAAAAAAGGTGAATCAACCGATCGCTGACTGGGCACGCCAGAGCTGGGGTCGAATCATCGTCGACCAGAATCGCGCTGACCTTCTCGACAGGCTGTATTTTTGGGACGGACGGGACAAAAAGGACCACCCGCTGCATAGCACCTACACGGGGTTGTACCAGAAGTACAACATCAACTAGGCGGAATCGCGGTCCATACCAAACTGATCGGCTAGGTTGTCTGCGGCTTCGCGGATAGCCCAGGCCGATTTTGTGCGTTCCAGCTGGTGGAGAGTGTTTAGGACAAGGGCGGCTTCCAGCAGGCCGCGATAGTCTTGTTTGTTGAACAGGCTGACTAGCCACTGGTCCGTGGCTGCCTTGTGGAAGCTGGACTCGGGGCTGTGTTCGATGGGGCGCATGGCTAGTTTTTGCGGATTCGCATGAACCAGCCTGTGTCGTTGCCTTCGATGAGCCAGCGCGGGAGCCAGTTTTTGCGGGAATAAGCGATGTTGGCGCCTCCCTTATTGCTGATGTATCCACCGTTGACTAGATCCGCCTCACCAAAAGGATCTAGATGTATGAAATGCGTCGGGGTATAACCGGCAACTACGGTCCAGTGACCTGTGCCGCTGGGTTTTGCTATGGGTCCTTTGTGGAGCCAGCCGGTTGGAACTGGGCGACCGCTGGCGATTTCGTTTTCGAGATCTTCGACTGTGCCATCCATCTCAAAGGTGGCGGTTAGTCCCAGTGCTTTGAGGGCGGCGATTTGCGCTTTTGGGTCGGTGGTGTCGCCAAAACGGGCACGTAAAGCATTGTACTCATAATCGCCATTTACTTTTCCGTAATAACGGGCCACCATTGCACAACTAGAACTAAAGCACTGGCGATAACCTTTGGGACCGTCATCAGAACCTAGCTGGTACTCGTATGGAACTTTTAGTAGTTTTTGATCTGGTGGAACGGCAGGTTTAGCTCCAGCGTGCTGTTCCATCAGCCGAATCAACTTCTCCGGGTATGTAGGGTCTGTTGCGTAACCTTCTTTGTGTAACCACTTAGCAGCTTCTTCGCGGGTAACTGCGTTATTACAACCTTTGTAGTTCTTGTAATCCTTGTACCAGTGGTCTACAAGGTACATCACGCAAGACAGCAGATCGGGGAAGTCGATGAAGCTGTCGGTGATTGTGACCCATTGATTGTTGATAAATTCTTGTGTTTTCTTGTCGCTGCCTTCGCCTTTCAGGCCGAAGAAGTTGTTTCTGCCGGATACAAGTTTTCCGTAGTTGGATTCCAAAGCCCATTGGGCGGCGACGAGTTCTGGGAATTTGGCGCCAGCGGCGCGGGCGGCTTCGAGGATTCCTTCCCAGCTGTTGGGAAAGCTGGTTTGCTTGCCGGCGACAGCCCAAGTCTTGAACCAGCCCTGGTCGCGGCCCAAGATGTGCGGGTTGGCCTTGTTGATGGCGCCTTCCAGTTCGGTAAGGGCCGCCATTTGGTGAGGCAGTCCTTTGTAGAACCGAAATAGGTCGATCAGTCGGATCGTGTTTTGCGCCATTGCCGCCTCCTGCGTTGTTGTTTGGGGCGCCGCCGTTTTGGGGCGGCGGTCAGCGCTTTGGGAAAATCACCTTTAGCGCTTTGAGTACCAGCTGGATCCAGCTGTTTTCTTTAATGGGAAGTAGGGCGATCACCTCGGAGCCGGCGGCCACGATGATGGCGATGGTTGCTGCCGTGGTCGGATCCATGCGAAATAGGGAATCTGCAGGAAGTTTAGCTGTACTAGACAAGAGTTCCTGCGCACGTAAGAGTTTCTACCGCTACATTCCGTGTAGCCACTGCTGGGTATGGACCATCGGATTGAGGATGGCGAATACTTAAACAAGAAGGAAGCAAAAGCGAGATTTAGACAATCAATTCTTAAACAGTGGGGCAATTCGTGCGCCTATTGCGGTACGGATTTGGGACGTTCTGCCACGCTGGATCATGTGCACCCGAAAATTCGGGGTGGGCATACGCACCAGCAGAATTTGGTGGCGTGCTGTTTTGCGTGCAATATCTCAAAGTCAGCGGAAGACTGGCTGGAGTGGTACAGGGACCAGCCGTTCTGGGAGCCGCATCGGGAGGATGCGATTATTACGTGGATTACTGAGGGACTTGTTGCTTAGGGTCCCAGCCCATGCCTTCGAGGTACATCATTGCGATGTAGTGATCTTCGGCGTAGCGGCAGATGCTGTTTTTGCAGGCACGGTAGTAGAGTTCGCCGCGTTCGTTTTCCAGCTGATCCAGGCTGAAGCCGTTGCCGTAGTCGGTGGTGTTGACGACGCTCATTTTTTGCTGCCGACGGTCATTTCGATGTGGCGCACGCGGGTTTCGAGATCGGTGAGCCGTTCTTTGGAGTCGTTTTTGAGTTCTTGGATGTCGGCAGCGACGGTGCTGACGGACTGGTCCAGCTTGGCGACTTGCATAAAAAGGCCAGCTAAACCGACCACCGCAGCGGTCAGTAGAGCTGGCACGATTTGGTTGAAGGGGTTGTCAGGTGGTTTGGCAGTGATTAGCGCCTCTTCGTGGTGATCCATTGCGAGGCATACTGCCGACCTTTTTACTAATTTAGCGGCCTTGGCCGACCAGTTTTTTCTTGCCGCGACGGCGTGGACGGCTGTGTTGGCCGTAACCCTGACTGGTTGTTTTGGGGCGGCCGGCTTTGTGGTCGACGCGCCCCAGGGCTGTTTTGCTTTTGACTGCCATTACCAATAATGGTCTTGCCAATCAGAAGTATGGCACCACTGCCAAATCATGCCTGCAAGAATCAGGCAGATTAGTAGGAGTGCCAAGGCAACGATCAGGATGCCCAAGGCACACCAGCCGCTTTAGACGGATGGCGCTGCTCGTCGATTTGAGCCTGCAGGGCAGCTTCGATCTCGGCAATTTTTTCGTCACCGCCTAGGGCTTCCTTGACCCAGCCGATCACAGTTGGCTCGTCGAGTTGGTTGTACGGGATCAGGTTGTCGGGGCGCTGAAAGCCGATGCTGCCATATGCGCCAGAGGAATATGCCTCATCTGAGGCATTGACGGTGTAGTGGGCCGTAAACACAAAGCCGTCGTCGGTTTCGCGTTCAAGGGTGTTGATACCCCACGTAAAGGTGGTGGCCATGATGAAGAACCAGACTATGACAGAGTAGGAGGGTTACAGCCAGTTGGGAAGGGTCGGCTGTCCACCCTAGAGAAGGTGACTACTGGGCTTCAAGCTCGTCGGCGATGGCGAGGAGTTGGTAGCGAGTGAGCTGTGTCTGGTGTTGCATCCCCCAGACCATTGCCTCCCTTCGACTTTCAAGATCTTCCTGGGGTGCGACATCGGCAAGTGGCACCACTTGATCCGCAGCAGCTCGCAGGGCGGCGGCAATGTGCAACTGCACGATTCGAGACCCAGCACAGTTGCTGGCAGTAATCACCGCCTGCGCGGCGGAGGAAAGTTCAGACATGGAAATTGAGACGGGTCGTAAGCGGGCAAGTATTAGCTGATTCCTGTTTTCAGGTAATACATGCTGATACCTGCCGTGTGCTACAGTGCTGGGGCTGATCAGAAAGCAGCAAAGCGACTGGAGTGAGATCCAGTTGCAAGAGCGGTGGGGGTGACATCCTGCCGCTTTTTAATGCTTTTAACACTGAGAAGGAAATACGACAATGCTGTCGGGCAGTGCCTCCAATGCGCGGCGGATGGTGTCGCTGTCGCCAGGCTTGTCAGTTCCAGCGTCGATGGCGTTGATTGCCAGCAGCGCCTGCTTTTTCAAGCTCGGCGGCTTGGAGCGGCGGGCGGCGCGGAGTGCATTGATGTAGTTGGTCGGCGTCTCGTCCGCCATCCATTCACAACACGCCTCCAGCTCCTGATCTGCGCCCCATTGGGCGGCGCGGGTGGCGATGCGGCTGATCACATTTGGGCCGCCTTCGTCAGTATCAATCCACTCGCCAATCAGCTCATCTGACGGGGTGATGGGATGTTGTTGTGTCATGGGTGATTAGGAAGCGACTTGTCAGTAGCAGGCAAGCATCTTTTGGATGCGCTCAACTTGAAATTCGTACTCCTCCATTGCTTCCAGCGGATCAATACTGCGAGTAATTGAATAAACGTCGAGATCAAGACGAAGCTGATCTGTGTCGCTCCACAGGCGATCCAGTACAAACTGTTTGATCAATCGTTTGTTTTCAGCGTTCATGGGTGATTAGTGGTAATGACTACTGAGCAGGATCTTCGCGTTCAAATACGCAGGTAAACCAATCACCGTCCGAGTTGCACCACAGCAGTTGGGCGGGCTCGTTTGGCGGCATGTACCAGATCAACTGGTTGCGATAGTTGCCTTCGGTGTCCTGTCGAGGGTCTGCAGAGCCACGGCGCAGACGGAAGATGCCGCCGTCTGGCATGTCTTTGCGATTGAGTCCGATGCCTTTGGCACCGTCAAAACCAGCCTGCTCTGGACTACAACGCAGGATGGGAGGGTATTTTGGATCCATCAGCCGGTAACGCGGTTGGTCAGGGGCAGGAGGCGCAAACTCGCTGCCCCACCACTATAGATGTGCCCCGCCGAAGCGGGGACTTCAGCCCGATGCAGTGCAGAGCGGGAACCATTAGAGAGTAGGGCTACACGCCTTCAAGGGCTGCAACTTTGGCTTCAAGGGTTTCGATGCGCTCCATTGCTTCCTGTAGCGCTTTGACTGCCTTCATGTAGAGCACCGAGTAGTTGACGCTCTTGGTGACGGTGCCAAGGTCGTTGCCGTCTTCGTCGCGGTCAGGGGATTTGCTGACGAGACCGGGAGAGACAAGTTCAACTTCTTGAGCGATCAGGCCAATTTGAGTGTGGGTCTGTTGGCCAGTTTCTTCTTTGAGGTTGTACTTGCGGATCTGCAGTGCCTTTAAGTCATTCCACTGAGAGCTGGCATTGACGATGTTCTCTTTTAGCTTTATATCAGAAAGGGATCCGTAACTGTTGTTTGTATTGACGACGTTCCCGTTTGTCCATACTGTAAATGAATTGGTTCCAGTAATAACGCCACTAGCAGAATGAGCGCCATAAATCAATTGGACGCTAGTTCCTGCGGCGCTGGCACTCCCTACCCATAAAGCAGCATTACCGGCTGAAGTGAATGTGCTTGTAGTGCCGCCATTCGTAATCCTCATCCGCTCCGTCGGGCTGCTCGCTCCGTCGGCGGTAGTGGAGAACACTAGCCTCGACGGGCAATCAGATGTTGAACTCCAACCGGTTTCTGCTCTCGCAAAAATTGATGCGCCAATTCCTCCATCTTGACTACCAAACTGGAAAAACCCCAAAGGCGAATTATCAGTAATAGATGCGG